ATCCGATGCCTTGGCTGCACAAGATATTACCGGGACGGACAATAACGATACCCTAACCGGAGGGAACTTTGGTGACACGCTTACTGGTAATGACGGGGATGATGTCATTGATGGTGGAGCTGGTAATGACACATTAAAAGGCAATAGCGGCAACGACACGCTTATCGGCGGTAAAGGAAATGACCGTTTGGAAGGCAGTTATGGAGATGATACCTACATCTGGAACTTAGGAGACGGTTTTGACACGATCTATGATTACAATGGCGGAAACACGGATAATGACACCATTAAATTTGGCGAAGGTATTTCCTTTGAGGACTTGTCATTTGAAAGAGATGGCAATAGCTTAATCATCTATGTTAATAATGATAAGACGCAGGGAATTAAAATACAAGATTACTACTCAAGCTATTCTCAGGTTGAAAAGTTAAAATTTGCCAACGGAACTATTGTAGAAACGTCAACCATTGCTGTTACCACAGACAGATCCGATGCCTTGGCTGCACAAGATATTACCGGGACGGACAATAACGATACCCTAACCGGAGGGAACTTTGGTGACATGCTTACTGGTAATGACGGGAATGATGTCATTAATGGCGGAGCTGGTAACGACACATTAAAAGGCAATAGCGGCAATGATACGCTTATCGGCGGCAAAGGGAACGATCGCCTAGAAGGCAGTTACGGAGATGATACCTACATCTGGAACTTAGGAGACGGTTTTGACACGATCTATGATTACAATAGAGGAAATACGGATAATGATACCATTAAATTCGGCGAAGGCATTTCCTTTGAGGACTTGTCATTTGAAAGAGATGGCAATAGCTTAATCATCTATGTTAATAATGATAAGACGCAGGGAATTAAAATACAAGATTACTACTCAAGCTATTCTCAGGTTGAAAAGTTAAAATTTGCCGATGAAAGTGTTGTAGAAACGTCAACCGTTGCCGTAACCATAGATAGGTCTGATGCCTTGGCAGCACAAAACATTACCGGAACGGACAATAACGATATCTTAATCGGAGGGAACTTTGGTGACACGCTTACTGGTAATGACGGGGATGATGTCATTGATGGCGGAGCTGGTAATGACACATTAAAAGGCAATAGCGGCAACGACACGCTTATCGGCGGCAAAGGGAATGACCGTTTGGAAGGCAGTTATGGAGACGATACCTACATCTGGAACTTAGGAGACGGTTTTGACACGATCTATGATTACAATGGCGGAAACACGGATAATGACACCATTAAATTTGGCGAAGGTATTTCCTTTGAGGATTTGTTATTTGAAAGAGATGGTAATGATTTAGTGATTTATGTTAATAATGACAAAACTCAGGGAATTACAATTCAAAATTACTACTCAGGCTATTCTCAGGTTGAAAAGTTAGAGTTTGCCGATGGGACTATTGTAGAAACTTCATCTGTTTCTATAGTTGAACCAGAAGAACCAAGCGAAAACGCCGGACAGACAATCTCCGGTACAAGTGATGATGATATTTTAATCGGCAGTGACGGAGATGATACAATTAATGCCGAGGATGGTTATAATGATATTACGGGCGGCAAAGGAAACGATATTATCTCTGCCGGATATGACCGGGATACTTTCTATTACAACCTAGGCGACGGTTATGATAAGATTACAGATTTAGGAGGACGCGACCAAATCATCTTTGGGGACGGAATAAGTAAGGAAAACATTTCTTTTTACAGAAAAAATGATAATCTGATAATCTCAATCAACGACGATTTCTCACAAGGTATTGAAATCATAGATTTCTTTAGAAATAATGATAACCGAATAGAGAATATAAAATTTGCCGACAATTCAACATTGCGCCTAACTACAGGTTTAATTTTGAAAACAAATGAATTGGATGGTTCAATTACAGGTACTGTTGAAGACGATACATTAATAGGAAATATTGGGGAAAATAACCTGAATGGTTCATCAGGAGATGATATACTGAATGGAGGCAAAGGCAATGATACTCTTGATGGCGACGTCGGAAATGATACCTATATATGGAATTTAGGTGATGATATTGATACAATTCGAGATACAGCCGGATTAAATACTATCAAATTTGGAGAAAATATTTCGTTTGACGATTTAACATTTAAACAAGACGGTAATAATCTGAGACTGATTGTGAAAAATGATATTTCCCAAGGGATTATTATCCAAGATCACTTTTCTTCAAATAATATCAATAACAATTATCACCCCATCACTATTTTTGAATTTTCCGATGGTAGCAAATTTGATTTTAGAGAAAATAACATTACTCTCACCTATGATAACCGCGCTGAAACAATTACCGGTAATATTGGTGATAATATAATAGATGCTCAAGGCGGAGACGACACCATTACGACCTATGGGGGTGATGATATTATTAATGGTGGAGCCGGAGATGATGAAATTTCTTCCGGAAACGGAAATGATATCATAACTGGTGGTTCTGGAAATGATATCATTAACGGTGAAGCCGGAAATGATACTTACATTTGGAACCTTGGTGATGGTATGGATACAATAACGGATTCCAGTGGATTTGATAAAATCAAATTCGGAGAAGGTATTACATCTGCCAATTTATCATTTTTCAAACAAGGAAATAATTTACTTATATTTATCAATGATAACCATCAAGAAGGAATAATAATAAACAGATATTTTGAAGGTAGTTACAATATTGAACTCCTGGAATTTACAGACGGCTCATCCATAAATCTAAGTCAGTCTTTAGATATCAAGCTAGGTGATACCGGCGAATCCATTGATGGTACAATATATAACGATACAATAACCGGAGGAGATGGAAACGACACCATTAACGGAGGTAATGGTGATGATACTCTTTCAGATGGGATCGGAGAAGATACCATGTCTGGCGGAGATGGTGCGGATATCATCTCTGGCGGAACAGGAGATGATACAATCGACGGAGGTGCCGGAAATGACACTTATATCTGGAACCTTGGTGACGGTATGGATACAATAACAGATTCGCAAGGAACAGATAAAATTGTGTTTGGCGAGGGCATTTCATATGATGACCTTTCATTTAGTCAAACGAATTCAGACTTATACATTAATGTTCAGAATATGCCCAACCAAGGACTTTTGATCAAAAATTATTTTGCTTCAGGAAATAGTAACCGTATTGAAACCTTGGAATTCAGCAACGGGAACCTCTTTGATCTGAGTAAAAATGCGTTAATATTAAAAGGAGATGGGACGGTCAATGGAACGATCTATGATGATTCTATAACAGGGAACAATAATGATGACACCATAACGGCAGGAGATGGCAATGATATTATCTACGGCAATGCTGGAAACGATAACATTGATGGCGCCAACGGGGATGATATAATCTATGGTGGCCAAGGATGTGATACATTAAAAGGAGGTTACGGAAACGATACATATGTATGGAATCTCGGCGATGATCTTGATACCATAGAAGATGATGCCGGTCAAAATACATTACTCTTTGGTAACGGTATAAGTTTCAATGATTTAGATTTTAATATGTTAGGCAATAATCTGTTGATTACCGTTAATGGCGACAAAAACCAAGGTGTACAAATCAATAATTTCTTAAATGAAAATGATTTATACAAAATAGAGTACCTCAAATTTAGTGACGGAACATCTATATACCTTCCAGATTTAGGCTTAAATATGGCCTATGGTGCAACAGATGATACTATAAACGGAACTTATAACGATGATACTATCATCGCCGGAAATGGTAATGACACCGTTAATGCCGGAGATGGTAATGACAGTATCTATGGAGGAAAAGGCAATGACGCCTTGAATGGAGGTAATGGCAGAGACAGTTATTACTACAATCTGGGTGACGGTTATGATACAATTACCGAGACCAGAGGAAATGACAAAATCATTTTTGGTGAAGGCATCTCCATAAATAACCTTTCTTTCCGACAAGATGGTTCAAATTTGGACATTTTAATAAATAATGATGTTTCTCAAGGAGTAACAGTCAAAGACTTCTATTCGGGAACTAATTATCAAGTAGAAACGCTCCAATTTGCTAATGGTTCAACGTTTAACCTGTCAACACAGGGAATAACACTGCAACAAACCGATGCTGACGACACTGTTAAAGGAACCTCTTATAATGATATCATTTACGGAAATGGCGGTCATGACACTATCAACGCCGGAGAAGGTAATGACACAATTGTTGGAGGTATCGGCAATGATATTCTTAATGGAGGAAACGGCGATGATACCTATATTTACAATTTAGGTGATGGCTTCGATACCATCACTGAATCCGGAGGCAATGATAAGATTGTCTTTGGTGAAGGTATCAGCCAAAGTGACCTGTCGTTTGAGAAAATAGGCAACGACCTGAAAATCTCCATCAATGGCAATGAAGTTAAGGGAATCCAGATAAATGACCATTTCCGTTATGACAGTTCCAAAGTCGAAACCATAGAGTTCCATGACGGCAGCACGCTTGATATCAGCAATGCTGATCAGCTGATACAGGCGATGAACAGCTTTAGCATCAGCAATTCGGCTTCGACAGATACCCTGTCCAATCCGGCACAAGATGTCACCGATATGTACTCTCTGGCCGCCAGTCAGGATTTGACCAGAAAAGCAAGCTAAATAAAGGAGACATTTAAACGACAAAAAGCCCCCTACTCCGTAGAGCAGGGGGCTTTTTCAGGTGCAAAGGTCATCATAAACCAGATTGTTGCGGTCAATCTGGTCTATAGTTTCCTGAGTGTCATGGTCATAATCAGCAAAAATCGGTTCATAAATCTGGCAGAATTCAAGGTCGGCGATATTTGTCGTGCAGCCGCTTAATCCGCTCAGACTCAAAACGAGTATTGCGAGCCACGTTCGCTTGATGTATCGCATTGAGCTGTCCTTTCTGTTTAGTGTCGATTTGTTTAATTTTTTCATCTTTTCGGCCCAGCCAGTAAAGCAAAAGACCAACTCCGGCAATAATCCAGGCCTTAAATTTGTTTAAAAATTCCGCCATAGTACCAGTCCTTTACATTAAAGTTGGGGCAAGACTTATACCGGCATAACTCATAATGTCCGAATACTTCTGAACCGGGGAAGAGTTTCCGATAGGAGCCGATAAGGTTTCTCAGCGAGACCAGCTGAGCCGGTGTAAACTCCCGGCGGCCAATCAGGCAAATGCCAATGCTGTTTTCATTATAACCTTTGCAATGAGCGCCGATCTGAGCCAGAGGACGTCCGTTTTCAATCGTTCCGTCCAATCTGATGACATGATGGTATCCGCAGCATTGCCAGCCGCGTTCCTTATGCCAGCGGTCAATATCTTTAATGGTAAAGTCTTTGCCATCCGGGGTATCTGCGCAATGAACAATGATTTTATCAATTTTTCTCAGTGCCATGATGACCTCCTTTGATTGTGTATCCATCAATTTTGATACCGGCCAAATCCCCGTTAAACGAGGCAGAAGCCTGTTCCAGGTCGAACTCAATAGCGTTCAAAACCGCATAAATACAGAGGTTGAGGTAATTGTAGTTGCCGTTGAAGCGGGTCAGCATAAAGGTTAAAGCTTTAATATCTCCGGCCGAAACCTTGTTATAAGCCCGAATAATATGTTTGATTTTATCTTTGGCGATTCCTTGGGATTTGCACCAAGCCGTAAATTCCGCCTGCCATTTTTGACGGGTAGCATCCAATTTGGATGTCTGATATTCAGATGAAGCAGCTGTGTCAACAGACAGCTTTTTCTGCTTAATGTCATCCAATTCCTGTTTTTTCCAAAGGTAATAGCTGCGCAGAATTTTTTCTGCCAACCGATTGAACAGGATGTTTTTGGCGTAATCATCGGCAAAATGATGTTTGTTTCCGGAAAAAATAAGAATATCCTTTTCCCATTCCGAGAGCATCATTTTGGTGCTGTCAATCTTGCCGGTGAAAATGTTACAGGGGATTTTCACTATTTTTTTGATAAGCAGCAAGAAAACAGCGGCCATAAAAACCAAGATAAGCGTAAAGATTTTGTTATGTTCCATGAAGGCAAAGAAATACTGCCAAACATTGGCGTCCAGATTTGTAATATCCATGTTTAATCCTTTATAATTGCGTTGATTTGAGTGACGTATCCCGAACCGGAGAGCTCATGGGTAGCCGATTTGATGATCCATTCGCGGTTGGCTGCTTGGGTCAGGTTGGAGATTTTTATGATGCTTTCGGCACAGATTGCCGTATTTCCGGCAACTGTCAGCTCAAGCTCATAAATGCCGCGAATAAGCGCCGCCAGTTTTGATTTGGCAATCCGCATCGCGGTTGTCGCCGAAGCATAGGTATGCGGAACACAAAAGCAGGGCTTGCCTTTCCCTGTGCGAACCGTGTCAAGGATGCCCTTCTTCTTGTCGTGATACTTAACTTCGACGCTGTTGATTTTGTTGCGTTCGGCGATTCTTATCCGCCAGCTGTTAATGTCTGTAACATCCAGTTCCGTGGTCGGCATCGGCTTTTCTTCTTTTTTCGGAGAAATCGCCGTGCCGATCGGAGCGACAATCAGCTTGCCATCAGCTGGTTTCACATAAGAATCAACCGTTTGCGCAACACGATTGAGAAATGCAAGGTCGCTTTCTTCTGTCTGGTCAATATGGTCAACAATAATCCCCTCAAGTCTTGGCGAGACCAGAGGGGACAGTTTGTTTTCTTTGGCTATGGCAGCCACCATGTCTGGGAAGGTTATGTCATGCCATGATCGGCTTTTAGGACTGACAATGCTTCCCAGATTACGTTTCTCAAAAGTGTCAGAAGAGCGGGCCGTAATGCTGATTTGGTTCGGCGGCCCGGAAAGTTCGACTTCGTCGACCATAAATTTGCCCATTTTAACCAGCGCATCCACGTCATAGCCGAGATAGACTTCCAGTTCAGCCCCGCGTGCCGGAACTTCCACCTGATCGTCATGATTGTCTATGACAATTGTCGCCGCATCAGACACAAAGCCGATTTCATCCGTGATTGAAAGCCGGATTAACCGTTCTTTAATCAGTTCAGTGACATTATCATTATTGGCAAGAATTTTAAAAACCGGCTGCATTACCATAACCTGACAGTTTGGGTTGATTTTTTGTCGTTAATTTCCGGCAGCTGGATTTTCAGTCCGGCCGGCAGCACGGGCGGCTGAAATCCTAGAAAATCGTTGGCTTCCAGCACTTTTTCGACCGTGCCGTCCAGATGTCCGTAAAAGCGGTAGCAGATATCGTCCAAAACGTCGCCGTCTTTGGTATTGTAAATAATCATAAGTATTTCCCGACCTTTTGCACAATTCCCATAATGCCACGCTTCTTGCCATCGCCGTACTTCTTCAGATTTATGGTGAAGTCAATCCGCCGCGGCGTGCCGTCTTTAAAGAAAATCGTCTGATTCTCCTGTACGGAGGTGATACACCATTGCCCAAAAGCAAAGCCGTAGCCGGAAATCAGCATCAGCGGTTTACCTTGCATTGCCGACGTCCGCATCAGATTGAGCTGCCGGAGCCCGCCGAAAAGCTGCGGATAAATGATCCCGTCCAAGCTGATTGTCTCACTGCCGAACCCGGTAAACTGCAGAGACGGATTGGTGTTAATACGCTCCAATTCCGCCCATTTGTACTCATTTTGCCGTTTCAAAGTCTGATACGAAGCATTTTTAAGGCAAAACCGGTAAGCTCCGAGCAGCATCATATTGTCAATCGGTATTGATGTTTTCAGACGTCCGGTTTCGTTCAGAATTGCCCCGACGACGCTTAAATCTACATTAACCATAGTTTAATGCCCTTTTTCTGCTTGCCATTTGGCGTTCTCGCTCATCCATCACGCGGCCGACTTCTCTGGCCAACATCGCTTCGTCCATGCCTTTGGCCGCGTTGACTGTGATATTGTTATGAACCGTCGTCCGGGCAGAATTGTCGTTGGCAATTGCCGTCTTAACCTTGCTGTTGAGCGGATCGATATTTTTTCCGACATCCGCAACAACGGCCTGACCGACTTCAGGCTGGCGTGCTGTCGCAGGGACAGCCTTTTTGTCATCATCACTGCCAAACAGCTTGTTCCATACGCTTCCGACTGCCTGTTTCAATTTGGCAATCGGCTCGGTAACTTTTTTGATTTTTTCCCATACTTTCTGCGCTCCAGCAGAAATTCCTTCCCAGAGATTTACAAAAAATGCCTTAATCGGCTCCCAATATTTAATAATAAGAAAAGCTCCGACAGCTATTGCTGTAATCGCCAAACCAATCGGATTTAAAAGTAAAGCCCGCCCCAAAAGTTTAACTCCCGTAACTGCCGCCGGAATAGCGCCTTTGACCAGTGTCCAGAGTGTCATTCCAAACTGTTTGAAGCCGCTTGCCAAAGCAATGGCTTTGTTTTTCAGCATTTGAGTCCATAAAAATCCCAAAAATGTCTTGAGTTTAAGGGCGACACTTGCTGCGGAAAGCCAAGCCCCTCGCACAAATGTAAAGGCGTATCCAACTGCAATTGCAGAAATTTTAAGACTGATTAAGCCTATAACGGTATAACCAATAGCTTTGCTTAGCTGAGGATGCTGTTCAGCCAGGGTACTAAGCTGATTTGCCCAGCCTGCGCCGTATCGCATAATTTCCGCTAACTGCGGCAAAAGTACAGAACCGAATGAAATGGCAATGCTTTCAGCGGCAGATAAAAATTCTTTATATGCGCCGATTGTTGTATTTTGCATTCGTTCAGCCATTTGCTGAGCTGCACCATCGGCATTCTTAACCTTAGTCAGGACCTCATCCAAACGTCCGGTCTGAATATGGTTAAAAATAGCCAATGCACCGGCAGAAGCTCTGTCGCCGAATACCGCTTTGACCGTTGACAGCTTTTCCTGATCGCTTGCATCTTTGAGAACGGCCCCCATATCTTTGAAGATATCAATCATAGAGCGCATATTGCCCTTATCATCAAAGATTTTAACGCCCATTTGTTTCAAATGAGCTTGAGTGAAAGCGGCTTGTTTGGCGACATCGGGCATTTCCTCTGCCGTCAAATGGAGTTCATTCCTCATTTTTTCTAAGGCTTTTGCCCCTTTGCCGACCGGAGCCGCCAATCGCAGATAGGCGGCACGGAGCATAGTACCTGACATCGTCGCCTGAATACCTGCATCGCCGAGCACGCCGGCCAGAGCTGCGGTTTCTTCCAATGTGCCGCCTACGGCTGCCGCTGCCGGAGCAGCATATTTCATGGTTTCTCCCAGCATTTCAACATTCACGTTTGTCGTTCGTGAAGTTTGGGCTAAAACATCAGCTACTCTGGTTGTTTCTTCAGCTTTGAGATTGAATCCGGTCAAGATATTGGAGGCAATATCTGCAGTTCTGCCCAGATCCATATTTCCGGCAATTGCTAGATTAAGTGCTGCCGGAGATGCTTTCAGGATCTGTTCTGTATTGAAGCCTGCCATACCTAGAAACTGCATGGCCTCCGCAGCTTGAGCCGAGGTATATTGCGTTGTCCGGCCAAGCTCTCTGGCTTTATCGGATAATTTTTTGAACCCCTCACTGTCGGCAGCTTCATTAGTAATTGCGCCAACTTTAGCCATAGCATATTCAAAATCAACCGCCGGTTTCAAAGCCCCATACATAGTAGAACCTAAAGCCACAGCATCGAACATCTGTCCGCGCAAGTCGGCACGCTTGGTTTTATTGACAGCCTTGGCATTTTCAATATTTTGAATTTGCTGTTGCTGTCTTCTAAGCGTATTGAGGGATCGATTTAGCGAAGATGTTTCTGCAGATAAATTCCGGGTATCAATACCAGCCTGCCGCAACGCGATTCCCATGTCACGCGTCTGACGTCCTACCGTTTGGAAGGTTGTTTTAGCCTTGTCAAAGTTTCTTTCAGCCTTTTTAATATCCTGAGACAGGCTTTTAGTCGGAGCTCCGACTGTATTCATCTCCTGTTTGAGGCGGTTCAGCCGTTCCCGTGCCTCTTTATAAGCCTGTCCGACTTGGTTCAAAGCACGGGATTGCTGTTTGTAGGCCTCAATTTGCGCCGCTTTTCCCTCTACGCTCTTTATCGTCGCTCCGAGTTTGGAGAGCTGTTTATCGGCAGTGGTAAAAGAATTTTTGAATGTACTGCCAAGTTTGGCTCCGATTAAGATTGATACTGCGGCTCTGGTATCAGCCATTATTTATACTTTCATAAAATTTAACGGCTTTTTCATACCAGCCGACAAAATCTTCCTCGTCCAAGTCCAAAATCTCGGACAAAGACCAGTGAGTAATGTGTGAGAGGGTTATTACGGCTTCTTGGAGGTCGCCCTTTATTTGAAAAAATCCAAATAAGCCCGCTGCAGAGCCTGATAGTCTTTCTCATCCAGCTCTTGCAGAACTTCAGGTGCTACTTCACAAAGATTCGATAAAAGTCTGATTTCGCGTTCTTCATCACTCAGATTGAGCTTCGAAACCGCCAAACGGTCTTTGACTTTTGAACGGCGGATATTTAAGGATTGATAAACGGTTCCGTTTACGGTAACCGGAAACAGAAGTTCTAATTTTGTTGTATTTTCCATGATTAAATTCCCAATGCATCTCTGATTTCAGACATAACGTCGGTACCGTTGATTTTTCGGATCATGTTATCGACGTCGATTTCAATAACATCGCTGTTGTTGATGTTGAGTTTGTAGTAGCGACAGGAAACGGAAGCGCTTAAGGTACCTTTGTCTCCGGCTTTGAATTTGCCGAAGTCAAGTTCCTTGTACATGCCGCGCAGGCTGATAACCATTGGAGTGACCGAATTGTCATCACACAAAGCGCCGCGGAGCGTGACTTGCACCGCATTTCCGTCAACCAAACCGAAGAGTTTCATCAGTTCCGCGTCAAAATCGACCAGCGTAAACTGACATTCCATTTTTTCCATGCCCAAGTCGATATCGATCGGAGCATCCATCCCGCCGCCGCGGAATTCTTCGGTTTTGATTGTAAGTTTCGGCGGCGTGACTTCTTCCGCTTTTCCGGCATAGCCTCGGCCATCAACGAAAAGCGAAAAGTTTTTTAAGACTTTTGCTGTCATGATTTTCTCCGTTATTTGAAGATTTCTTCAAGGTAGTCGTTAACCATCCGGGAGCGGAAAGTTATGTGTTCTGCCGGATACGGCGGGGTAAAGTCAAAATCAAAGGTCACTTTGCCCTGTTCAACCTGATCCGGCGTGTTGATGCTTGCGTCTGCCCAACATTTGCCATCTATAATGGCCCCGATGTTTTTAAGATACCGAAGATAATTGTTGACACCTTCGCAGACGTCTTCGACATAAGTTTTGGTAATATTGCGATCCACCGCCCACAAATGTTCTTTCTGCAAGCTGTCGTTTATCATATCGGCAGTCCGCCGGACGGAAAGAAACGCCCATTTTTCGTCAGCGGAGGCCGTTCGGTTACCCCAGAGGCGGAAACCGTCTTCCTGAATGATTGTCGCAACTTTATTTTCGTTTAAGAAATTTGCTTTGCAGTTTGTGTCGCCTAAAGCAAAGTCAATTGGCTTCGATATGCCGATAATGCCGTTGATAGTAGTGTTGGAAGGAGACCACCAGAAACCGCGTTCATTGTCAGATTTAGCCAACAGCCCGGCAACCGCGGCAGAAGACGGAAAACTGACAATCTGATCGTTTTCGTCCTGGATTTTGACCCACGGATAAACACTGTAAACCCGGGCTGAACCAAAACATTTCTGATATTTGATTGCATCCTGCTCGCTGCCGTCCGGACAATCGGCGATAATTACGGCTTTCAACCGTTCGGCAATTCCCAGAAGTTCGGAAACAACAGGATTTGCCAGTGTTTCGCCGTCATCATCCGGCTGATCATGTGTAAATCCGGGAGCTATCAGGATTCTGGGCTGAACGCTGACTTCGGTTTGAGCGGCTAAGAGGCAATTGACGCCGCGATATGTTCCGTCGGCGTTAGCCCCGCCCACAACATCGCTGGATTTGATTTTAGAGGTATCCAGATATTTGTAGCTTACCATCAAAGCTTCTTTTTCCGGAATAGTCGATTCTCCGGTTTGGGTAAGAATTCCATTAAAGGCATCTAATGTATAGTCGGTAGTTTCCGTGTAAGTAACGCTTTCATCGGCTTTTTTGACGACGACATCCGATACAATCTTATGATCAAGGACGATTTCTCCATAATCATCAAATTTTACATTGTTCTGTTTGATATCAGATTTTTGTTCAGAATTTGTTTTATCAGCAACATTGATGACCACGACCATTGCACCGGTCTGACCAAAAATCTGATCCAACGCACGGGGAATAGTGAAGCCGTCAACATGGTTTCCGAAGTATTTAACGGCTTCGGTAGGAGAACCATTAATAAGGATCGGTGTATTAACCGGTCCCTGCGGTGCTGTGCCGACAAGTCCGATGACGGAGGATTTAACGGTTTTAATAGCCCGCGCGCCATCGTCAATTTCGATAACTTCAACACCGTGTAGATACTGATCCGGCATATTTTTTCCTTTCATAAAAAAATAAAAGAGCTGAATTTCAGCTCTCTTTTGTTTCCTATTTAACAAATTGTATTTTTATGTATCCGGCAGTTCCGGGCAAGCCGCTGTTAGCTGCTCGAATATTGCCTCCAGCACCAAATCCGTTTCCCAGAATAGAAACTGTAGACTGAGTCGTACCGTTTGTTTTGATTTCTGTGGAAATAATCTTTAGTTCTGAAGAAACAGTTATTATTCCTCCGGCTCTGTTATTGGCTCCAGAACCGCTTCCGGTACCGCCGCCACCGTTACCTCCGCCAAGCGTCAATAAAGTAACACCGTTTACAGAAACTGTTGTCGCGGAGCCATTTGAACCTGGACCGGCATTTCGCCCGGAACCATTTCCCCCTTTACCTGGAGTACCGACAGTTATCTTCAGAACACCTTTTTCGAATTGTACGATTCCCTTAAATGCTGCAGCAGAACCGCCAACTTGTCCATACCAGGCATGTTTTCCGGCAGATCCACCACCGCCGCCACCAGCACCGGAGCCGGTAACTTCAAACTGCGCTTTTTTTATTTCAAATGTATATGTTCCGGGAGTAGAACTTTCAAAAACGACAAAATCTTTTTTGTAGGCCTGATTTCTACCCCCTAAAGGTGACAGCTTAGTTCTTAAAACCATCTGTCTCCCCTTTAATCATATCGTAGCAATAATAATATAGATAAAAAAAGTCCTCAGTTCCGGCATTACTTGCCATTCCTGAGGTACAGACATTATTTTTTGCCATTTATTATTAAGAATCCTTTTTTATTTTATAAATGTTATTTTTATGTAGCCTGTTTTTCCGGAATATCCGGCGCCTTCGTCATTTCCTTGAGCAATTCCGCCGGCCCCATAACCAGATGATGTATTGTCTATGTAAGATAAAGCATAAGAAACTCCTTCCTGAGATTGAAACAATATATTAATAGTCTGTGCCAGTTGGTAACTTAGGGCACCAACCGTACCGCCGCCACCGCCATTTCGGCGTCCGTTGCGGCCTAATCCGCCGTTTGCCGTAATTTTGCAGGACGGACCGGTAATAGAGGATAATCCTCCAGGGTACCCGTTGTTATTCCGAACATAGGCACCGGCTCCTTTTCCGAGGTTTCCAACAACCAATACATAAGAACCGGGTAATAAAATTCCCTGAATGTGAAGAGTAGCTCCCGTTCCACCGGCACCGTTTGAACCACCGCCACCGCCGCCGCTGATCCATATATCACAAAGAACCTTGGTCAAAACCTCCAATGGATAAGTTCCGGGTACTCCGCTTTCAAAAAGAACCTGTCCTACGGCATAAAAGACTTTATTTCCGGCACCCAAAGGCGTGATTTTTGTTTTTATCGTCATGTCCACATTCCCTGTAAGCTGCCTACCCAAGAAGCGCCATTATCAAAGGAACGGAAAGCCAGCAGATAATTTCCGGCTTCGTCAAACTCTGCCACATCATCGTTTAGCCAATGTATCTTTGCCGCTTGAACGAAAGAGACATTAAATTTAGTCGGCATCTCAATAAAAAGCTCAAAAGTAATGACTTTCTGGTAGATATTTGCCTTAGTAACATTGAAGTCCAGAGCAGTATTAGCGCTGATGGTTTTCTTATAGATTGAGTATTTTTCGGATACCTCAACCGTATTTCCGGTTACGACAAAGATATTCTGGAAGATTTCTTTGGACGGCGTAACCGTAAAACCGTCGCCTTTTTCGTTAAGGATAACGGTTTTGTCTTTATTGTTGGCAGCAATGAGTACATCCAGAGAGGAAACCGTTGATTGTTCGTGTTTGGACAGATGATACCGTTCTGTAGTATTTCCGCCTTGTAATCCGGGGAGTTTCTGGTGTTCTGCCGCGTTACTGAAATCTTTCAGGGCATAATCGTCCAGCTTGAGTTGCAGAGCTTCAAACTTGTCCGAGCTGACCACTGAATTATGTGGATTGATATAGATGTCAATATTCGGAGCTTCCGAAAAACCAAGCACCATGCGGATATACAGGTCTTTGGATGAACCGCTTTCGCTCTGCGGCTTATAGGTTACCGGATATTTACCGACAGCAAACAAGTCGCTGTTTTCATCAAAGATACCGATTTCCCGAATAAAGAAGCCACCGATTTCGGCGGCAACAGCGGCCTCAATAATAATTTGGTTGGGATATTTGCTGTCTACTTGTACCAGAGTGAGTTCGCAACGATATAGTTCCCGCACCAGCTCTGTCTGGCTTTTATCTAGAGTATAATAGTTACCGTTTCCGTCGCCGACAGCCATATGGGTCAGGCTGACGTTTTTACCGGTGACCTTAGTCTGAGCCAGCTTTTCAAGCCCTTTTTGCGTAACGATGGAATAAAACTCTTTTGTTGCCGCGGCATCTGTCATATCTCAAAAACCTCAAGACCATAAATTGTTGTTATTTCACCGGTAGAAAAAACACTTCCCAGCCGGGGCGTTTCCGAAGTCGTACACAGAAAAGCCCGCAGCATCTCTAAATGAGAGCGGACATTCTTGGTTTGGTTAATGACCGCCTGAACTTCCGTCAGATCGTTGATGTCAAATCCCTCAGTTACAACTTCAATAAAAACCCGGAATGTATAAGGATCGCCGCCATAATCAAACCATTCCTCAATTGTGACATGGTCAAATTCGAAGGCTTCCAATGCCCGTTTGAGGGCGCCGAGCGTACCCTTGTGCCGATGAACGCTGATACTGGCCTTGATGACATTGCGCCGGATAGATTCCGCCCAGGTCTCATTCCAAACGTCTACCGATAAAGCCCAACCCAGCCACGGCAGAAGATGTTCCGGACATTTTTCCGGATTCCGCAGATAACGGTTCAAAATTTCCAGAAAGGAAAGCCTGCTGCCGGTTTTCTCTAAATCTCTCAGTAATTTTGAAGCATTTGGCGGTAACAGGCTCTTGAATTCGTTACTCATTAAAAATTTCCATTGTTAAGCTGATTTTTTCGCAATAAGCTGCCTGCAATTTGGTTGTCTCAATATCCTGTAACGGCTGATCAAGCTGGACTTTTTTGACGCCGTTGACGTGCAAAGCCTGATAAACGCCGGAAATAGCTACCAGTTCGCCCATCGCGTGGCGTTCATTGGTATATATCTTAATGGCATCGTTGGCAGCGTCCTCGACCACCGAGAATGAGGGGCCGGCGTAAACGGTAATATGTGCCGAAATACTGTATTTGATAATTTCCGCCGAAACCACACTCACATGGTCGGTCAGCGGTCTGGCATCCTCATGGTTGAGTGCCAGCTCTACCAGTTCCAGCACGTCTGCCCGCTCATAAGAAACAAGCAGCTCGGTATTGTTTGATATTTTGGAGTCAACTGTAACCGCAAGCAGCGAATTCGCTTTATCAAAGGTATAGTCAAAGTTTTCTTTGTATGTCTGGCTGCCGGAAACGTCTTTGACAACCAGATGGTCAATACTTTTGCCGGACAGTGTCGCTTTCCCATCGGTTACCGTTATTTTCGTTTCAGGAACGCTTTCCCGGCGAACTGCTGTACCGTCCCCCTCTGTTGAGAGGATGGTTACAATAACTTTTCCAGGTTCATCGCTGCGAACGTCGACCGATTTGACCTTTACTGAAGCAGAAAGTGCAAAGAATTTGTAAGCGTCAATCGGCCCTGCAGTCGAAAAACCATCCAAAGCCATCTGTCCACGCATTCTCAAGCGGTCATCTTTTTCGCCTTCCAGACGTTCAACGCCGTATTCCGCCACAATCTGATCAAGATCGGAACCTGTTGCAAAAGCCAATAAGGTCGCTTTGGCAGATTCATTGATTCTTTTGCGAACCAACATTTCACGGTAGGCCATGACTTCAAGGATAATAATAGCCGGGTCGCTTTCAAGCAAACCGTCATATTCCTCATCTCGAGCCGTAAAATCGTCTAAATATTCCTGAAACAGGGCTTCATAGTCTAATTCTTCAATGACCTTCGGGGTCGGCAGCTTAGACAGGTCAATGACGGAAGAATTCGACATTATTCTTTAGATTCCTTTGATTTCAATGTTATCCAATTTGACAACTTCGCCGTTGGAGAGAAATTGTCCTTCCAAATCCAAAATGATCCTGCCGCGGTCAATGGAAACCACGGTAACACTTACGATTTCAAACTCTGGTTCAAAATTATAAAGAGCCGTGACACAGTCGGAATAGATGTTGGCAATCAGTTCGCCGTTGGTCGGATTATCAATTCTTTTGAACAGCTCAGAACCATAGTTGCGGCGCATAACCCGTGAGCCGAGCGGCGTGGAGAGAATGTCTCGGATTCTCTGCTTTAGATATTCAAACCCGTCATTGTGCTTGCCCGTTCTGTCATTCATGCCGCGCATTTATCCCGCCTTTACTTTTGCCGAACCGGCCAAAATCGTACCACGATGAGTATTGGCATCGACGGAAACTGCATCGCCGACACGGGCAACCGGCGTGCCGCCGCTGAGGCTGACAGTACCGGAAGTCGTCAGATTTTGAGCAATTGTGAGGCTTTTGGTAATTTCTACGTCGCCGTCCAAAGTGATTTTCGGAGATTTAATAACCGCTGAAACTTTTGCTTCAGCGGTTATTGATTTTTGAGAAACAATCGCGGCGTTTCCGGTAATCTGTGCATTCAGTTCTCCGTTGCTGCGATTAAAGGAAATAATCGAGCCATCCTTAAACCGCCAGAGCAGAAGATTACCGTCATTGAAAATCGGCTTTTTGTAAACGCTAGGTAGAATCAACCCTTGATTAAGGTCGCCGCAGGGAGATAAAACCAAAACCTGTTCATTGAGGTCTACGCCATGCCAAGCCTTGTCATCGCCATCCCGGAGCAGCCACGGCAGCCAAGTCGTTTCCAAATCTCCGATTTTAACCCGTGCCACAGCTTCCTTATAATTAACGGCGGAAATTGTGCCAATTCTTAATAAATTGCTCAATCTCCGCCGCAGATCCGCGATTTCGTATTTATCTTCAAAGTCCACGATTTAAGCCCTTAATTTTACTCTTGTCGGTCTTAATCGGAGCCGAAGACGTCTGTTTTTTGGCAAATTTATTGACTACGCGCACGGCATATCCCTGCGTCAGTAAAGCTTTAGCCTCGGCTTCTTTGATATCTTTGACTTCGCCTTTTTTGTGATTGTGAACATCTCTCAAGATTCTCAGTTTCATTGTTTATTCCTTATTTGTTGCTGTGTAATAGGTGATGGTATAGTTGATACGCACCGCACCATAGCAATGCGCTCCGTCAATCACGACATCCGTTTCCGTCGAGATCATTTTGATGACGGCATTCAGAAAGCCGGGAATTTCAAAGCCGAGCAATGCGTATTCTATGTCCAGAGCCAGCTTGTCAATCAGCTCATCCAGATCCGGGCTGTTTGCCAGAATCCCCTCAACGGCAATGTCCAATTGCCGTTTGTAGGGGAAAAACCCGTCGCCGTCATACTGGTTTTCCAAGACCTTTTCGTCTCGGGTGTAAACCAGAAGCGCCGGTAAATGCTGGTCGAACAACGGCTTGACCCGGCTGTCGTAAACATGGTCTTTGGCCAGAGTATCGGATTCTTTCAATTTCTCGACAATGGCTTTACGGATAATACAGCGGGGATGAGGCGCATTGCTCATGGAGGACAACTTTCTCGGTTCCGGGAATGTGATATTCCACGTTTATGATGTCAAATATCTGATTTTCGACTTGCAAATGGTCTCCCTGCAGGATCTTGGGATAATTCTCCGGCATTTCGCAAAGCCTGATAAAAGCCGCGATTTCCGTTGAAGTAACCGGAGCTTCGGCTGTTTTGAGCTTGACTTCCTGATAGCCTTTGTGAAAGTCAACCAAAATGTCAAAAGGCTGAAACTCCTTATTATCCGGGATGTAGAGGGCTTTTCTGCCGAAAATGCCCTCTACATGGCCTTCTCCAATACAGGGGCGGTTGATGAATTTATCAAAATCAAACATCTTTAGGTTTTTCTGTTTGTTCTGCGTTTTTCGGTTCAGCCTTTTTCGGCGATGATTTTGTCGCAGCAGGTTTGGTTGGAGCCGAAGGTTTCGCAGGAGCAGCCTTTTCCTTTGGCGGAATGTTTTTTTCCTGAGGTTCTGCCAATTCCAACTGTCCAAGCGTGGCTTTTGTTAAATTTTTAGTGACGATATCAATGACTTCGCCTTTTTTAAATTCAACATTGCTCAGCACTTGGTAGTTCTTGCCTGATTTTTTCAGCTGTAAGGATCTGATTTTGGCTTGTTCGTCGGAAAGTCCCAGAACAAGCCCGGTTCCAAAGACAACTTTGGAACCGGTAACAATATATTTCACCATTAATCACCTGCCAATTCAATGGAGACGAGGCAGGTATTCTGCCAGTATCCATAACCGACGTTGCGCCAGGTATCAACACCATACCAGTGCTTGCCTTCTTTGAATTCCAATTCGGAACCCTCGGCAATAGCCTGAATTTCAACGTCCTTTTCTTCCTGACGGATAAAAGCCTGAACCGAAGAGTCGCAGCGGAAAACCACAAACTTGTTTTCCCATCCGGTTAAACGCGGGTTCTGAACCAGAGTAATGTCAAGTTCATCGAGAACTTTAATCGGGTTGGTTCCGCCGCCAACGGCCAAAGGCACGGCAATCGCCGATTTAGCAACGTGCCACATCACCGTCGGCACCATAATCAGAAAACGGGAAGCATCTTCATTGAAAGGCTCTCCCTGATCGTCTTTATAAGACAGGATGCTTTCAACACCTTTCAGCATAGCCCGGCGGAAAAGGTCTTCTTTCAAAGATGTTTCCCCGGTTTCGGCTGTATAGGTGATTTTGTTGCTCTGTTGTCCGGATTTCCCTTCTTCATGGTCTGTATCAAAGAAATACTGCCCGTCATAGCAGACAGTGCTTTCACCGCTGACAATAAGTTTTGACAGCAGTTGTGCCCAGTGGGAATTGGTTCTGTCAGCCAATTCATTGATACGGATGCGGGTTTGCCCGGTTTTATCACGGCGCAGATCTTTGACTGGTACTTCAAGCGTTGCTTCAAAATGCTTGTTTTCAATCGTCAATCCGTTGGTCGTAAAGCCTTTTGCCTGTCGGCCGCCGGCCCATTCTCTCATAACCGGAACCTGACCAAGCCAGTTATAGGTTTCACTGTCCTGATCCGACTGAAAATAGTTACTGATGGCTTCAACCCATTTCAAACCGGAGTTTTGTTTCAATCTCCGGTAAAAAGAGCCGATAATAGCCCGTGATGATAATGCGGATGCACTCATTTTTTAATTCCTTTGTAATATGTAAGGGGAAAATAGACTTTAGGCTGTCGGCACAGCGTCGGCAAAAGCCTGAAAATCTACAATGATTTCGTTATCGGATATGCGGCGGATTTTGCCGATATACGGTGTACTGGCAGAGGTTGTCGTAAACGTGTTGTCATCTGAGGCAAACAAATTTGAACCGACATCTGTCAGAGATACACCACTGGGGGCCGGAAGGACAACCGTTCCCTTAAATTTGGTACGAATTGTCTTTTGTCCGTCCGTTCCGGAAGTATTATCTACCCGTTCCTCGGCAAATCCGGCAAATTTATCGCCGGTTTGCAAAGCATGGGCATATCCGTTGCTGTTAATCCCTACGGCAGCGCCTTCATAGATAATTTCTCCGCCGAGCATAGGATATTCGCTCGTATCGCCCAATTCATAAGTCCGGGCAATATCATTGGTTAATTTTGCCATATTGATTTTCCTTTACTTACGGGTTGAGTAAATTTTGACCGAACCGTTTTCTTCCGCCTGCTTGTAGGCCAAATAGTCTTCAAACTCATTGGCAAATTCCCGGCGGAGATCAGCGGATTTATTCCATTCGGCTTTGGCTCGGTCTTCCAGAGGGGCTTCGGAATCGATCTTTTCCGAAGCAGTTGGGGCGGGAGCTTCAGGAATTGGCGGAAGTTCTTTTTCGGCAGTTTGTAAACTGGCAAGATGGCTTATGCCTCGTTTTTTCTCGGCCATTACCATTTGCATTGCGACGGTTTCCGCCGTCACGGAACCGTCAGCTTTGGCTTTTTCAATCAAATCTTCATGGCCGGGCATGGCAATTTTTTCAATTGCCAGGATACGTTCACGTTCGGCTAAAACACCTTTATTATAGGATTCTTCAGCTGTTTTGTTGCCATCTGCCATGCCTTTATTATAGGCTTCATCTGCAATGGCTTTTGCAACTTCGGGATATTGGCTCTGGATATAGGAAGCCGTAATCTCCGGAGCAACGGGAGTGTCTGTTTTCTTATCCATAGTTATGTTTCTTTCATTTTTAGGGGTTACAGTTAGGGAAACAAGAACGCTCTCAAACGAGCCGAGCTCGTCGGCCATGCTTCGTTGGAGAGCTTCATGGCCTATCATGGTGGCGCCTTTGCCAAAATCATTTCGGATTTTTTCTTCCGAGATGTTGCGAAATTTGGCAACGCTGCCGATGAATTGTGCTTCCAGAGCATCAAGCTCTGCCTTAATTGTTTTGATTCCGTCTTCCGTGCGCGGATCCGGACGTTTGGCTTTGGCGTTAGAAGAAACGATTTCATAACATTTAGTGCCGCTTTCGTCCGGTTGTTCCTGTACCGGTACGGCGGTTACCACACCAATGCTGCCGAGCAAAGCCGCCGGATGCACGACAATCTTATCTGCAGCCGAGGCTAGCCAATAAGCTGCCGAGCAGCAGTTTCGGCCAACATATGAGATGATTGGCTTGTTTCCGCGCGCATTGAAAATCATATCAGCCATTTCTGCCGGTCCGACAGCAATTCCGCCGGGACTGTCAAAATCAAGTATAATTGCCCGAACATCGCTGTTTTCCAAAGCGGTTCGGAAATCTTTCGCCAAAATATCAAGCGCCGTCCCGCCGAGAACATAGGTCAAAAAGTCCATCCTGCCGGTAATAACTCCGCTGACCGGGATAACTGCCACGCCATTCTGGATTCGGACGGTTCGCGTATTCTCCAAAACCGGAGCATCCTTTGAAACTAACGCTTCCAGATTATTAAAGGTATCAGGCTCGATTGCCCAATATTTGCCGAGTGATAATAAACTTTTCATTGGTTTTCCTTATTTTAATGATTTGCGCATCATATGTTCTTTTGCTGTTTGCGGATGTTTCCGCTCCCAATCGCCGCCGGTCAGGGCTGCTGTTTCTTCAGCCAGCGTTGTAATACCGATTTCAATTCTCTTTTCCGCAGCTCGGATTTCTTTATACTGGTCAATCTGTCCGCGCGGCGGCCCAACCCAATCTGCACCGAGATAGGCTTCTCGAATAAGCGGATGCGAGAAAAAACAAGGGGCATCTAAGATGCCCCTTGCTACTGCTTCACTGATAACCATGTCATAAACCGGCTTGCAGAATTGGATTGCCAGCCATCGCCGTCGTGCAGAAAAGAACTTCCAGGCTTCCACCAATGCCGCCTGTGCTGCGGAATAACTGGCGGTAAAGTGTTTGATTAGGATTTCAAAAGGCAATTCCAACGCAACGCCAATCTGACGCAAAACAGCTTGGACAAATGGATCAAACGCCTGATTCGGACGCTTAGGATCGGCAATTTCAATACTTTCGTTTGGCTGCAAATCCAGAATGGCACCTACGCCAAGCTTATAATCATTGTCATTCGTGCTGTCGGTTTGCCCGCCAAAGGGAGCCAGCCCGTCTTCAGATTCGCTCTTGACAAAGACGGTAAACATTGCCGAAACCACGGCAGACATAATCTCGGCTTCCGAATATTTATCGAGTTGTTTGAGTGTTTCGATAACCGGTGCTAGGTAAGGAACACCGCGGGTCAATCCCGGACGGATACGGTTCATAATATGGTACACCTGCCGTTCCCCGTCTTTTGAGAAAGCCGGAACCCGGACATATTCGTTGCTTCCTTCGGTATAATCGCCGGGAAAACGCTTATATATATAATAAGCAACCGGCGCTCCGTTATCGTCTAGTTCCACGCCGCCGCTGAGTTTTGACGTATCCATTTGAAAATTCGGATTTGCCACCCGGTCAGCTTCAACCAACTGCAGACTCAAGCCCAGCAAAGCATTGGGCCGTTTGATGTAGCGGCGGACAACAAAAATATCGCCGCTTTCCAAACAGGAGCGGATAATCAGGTTTTGCAGTTCCGTAAAAGTTTGGTAGCGCGTAGCATCGCAATTTGTGCTTTCCGCCCAGTGCCGGAAGATTCTTTCGGCTTCCCGTTCCCATTTGTCAAAAGCTTCCTCGGTTTTCATAAACGGTTTCAAGACCTCACGGTCAATATTGCTGTGTACCCGAAGTCCGGTACCGACAACATTGGTGACCACCGTATTGACCGCACCGGTTGCCAGCGGGGCATTGCGCAGCAAATCTCGCGATCGTTCGCGCAATATCGGCAGATCCGGCAAAGTTACATTGTCCGCAGAGCCGTCAGCTGTCCGCCAAGCTTTTGTTTGCCGCCGGTCGAGCCTTGCTCCGGTATATCCGCCTACCATAGCCATCCGGGTACGGGCTTCCAAGCGCCGCAATCCGTGAACCGGTGCAAAATACGAGAACGCTTTGTCAATAAAATTTGGTTTTATTTCAAGTTTTTTCATATTGCCTGACCATTATACCGGAGTAATACCGCGAACACGGATGCCGCTGCGGCCGCTGCTGGTGCCGCCGCTGGACTCTCCGTCTCCACCGCCGCTTGGATCGCGGGAAACTTTGCCCCGCAGGTACTTTTCTTGTGTAAATAGGACATTTAAGTCCGCTTTTTTAACTTTTTGCCCGTTGTAAGAAGCTTCCTGCGCACCGGAAAGAATATCCGAAATCGCTTTTTGGATTTCTTCAAGCTGTTCTTTATAAGATTTCATAAACTGATTCCTTTACTTCTAACTCTCGACCGAATTGTCGGAGCAGCTGCTGTTTGACTAACGGCTTTACCTGCCGGAATTTGACCGTTTTTAAGCGGATAGCTTTGGAGACGTTCAAATGCAGCATTCAGGTCAAACTTCCAATTTCGCATTAACCCGCGCAACGCTGCAAAAGCATAAACGCGGCAGTCCAAGGCTTCGCAGGGATGTCCTTCTGTTCTGGGTACCCATTCACGAACCGGCCGTCCTTTAACCATCCGGGTTTTGATAACCTCTGCCGTAACCTGTGTAAACCATTCGGCATCCCGGTCAATCGGAAAGTGCCAACATCCTGGTCCGGGTTCTTTAATTCGCAGCCGTTGCATGAGCGTTTGTTTGGCGTCATTCACACCAATAACATACACTGGTTTCTTCAATCTTTTGTTTTGGGAGGCTCTCGCTGGAAAAATCGGTACACCAAAGCCCGAACTGCTTCCCTTGATTGCGAACACGCGCTGATGCAGTCTTTCACCGCAGAATGTAATAACGTGATCTGTATAATGACCTCCACTGTCAATACAAGTTGCAGCAATAGAAAGAGGTGCAATATTACGTTCATGCTCATATGTCCTTTGCAAAATGCTGTCCAAATCATCCCAGAGCTGAGGGGTTGACGGGTCTCCATGTAAGACGTGGTAATCAATCGACCACGATTCTTCGTCTTTACTCCAACCGACGATCTCCAATTCCAAGCGGTCATCCTGCACGTCAACGCCACAGGTCAGAATAACCACATTCATCGGGATTTTCGGGCCGTAATTTTCTCGCCGTGACATCAATCCGGTCGGATCTATGGATTCTCCGGACTGATCTTCCCAAGTTTCGGCCAGTTTGGTATTCGTCCAAACCTGCAAACGAGCCGGGTCTTTATGGACTTTCACAAACTCGCTGGCGATGTCTCCCCAAGATGTCCAGCCGTGCGGGCTGTAGAGCGAGGACAGGTGGAATGAGACAATTTTGCCGTTTGAGCGGTCAGGAGCCGTTGCTATCCATTCGCCTTTTTGCAAAATCTCAGCTTTTTGATAGTCTTGCCATAGCGATTTGCACTTTTCGCATTCATAGCACGCAGCTTCAGGACATCCGCTTTCAAATTTAATGTTTGACCATTTTAAGGTTTGCATTGTACCGCAAACCGGACAGGGAACGAAAAAGTAACGCTGATCTCCCTCAAGAAAAGCCTTTTCAATCCGGCTGTAGTTCTTGAGCGTCGGGGTAGAAGCCAGAAAAATCTTGCGGTTCGAAAATGTTGCCGTACGTTGGATGGCCAAATCTACCGGATCGCCTTCGTCCCCGGCATCATTCGGATATCCGTCGACCTCATCCAAAAACAAATAGCGGACAGGCATGGAACGCAGGCCGACCGCCGAGTTGGCTCCAGTCAAAACCAAAACGCCGCCGGGAAATTCTTTCATTAAGACCGTATTGCCGCTGTCTCTGGTTCGCGGGCTTTTGACCAATTCCCTGAGTGACGGGCAGTTGTCAATTGCCGGATCAATCCTCATTTTTGAGGTACGTTTGGCCATTTCAACCGTCGGATTGACAATCAGCATCGGGCCAGGAGTATGGTGGATGACAAATCCCATCCAATTATTGCCGCATTCGGTACCGCCGATTTGGGCGCCTTTCATTAAAATGACACGCTCGCAAGGATGCGAGGGAGACAGGCAACGCATGATTTCCCGAAGATACGGAACGCGGGAGGTTTGCCACGGCCCGGGTTCGCTTGAAGATACAGAAGATAAAATGCGGTGCGCATCGGCCCATTCGTCGACGGTATAGTCCGGATCTGGGCGTATTCCTTTTGCAAATCCGTAGTTGAAAAAGCTGTCAGTCTCGATTTCCATCAAACAAATTCGCCAGATTCTCTAAGGTTCGCAGCAGTTCTTTCCGTAAAATCTCTTTCATCTCATGAATATCAGTCTTGCCAATCAGCAGCGGAATGACCTTATCCGGGACATTCAGGATCATATCTCTGGTTTTCCGGGCGGCATTAAAGGCTTCCCGTTGGACGGTTTCCGTGGAAATCAACTTTCCGGTGCGTTCGTCAAATTCTAATTTTTTAAGGCGGGCTTCGTAGGCTTCCCGAATAGCCCGGCTTTGCTGGTAAGAAACACCGATGCCGCCAGAACTTGCCGATGATGCCGTTTCAGAAGAAGCGGCTCGTGCTGGTGAATCCTCTTTAATAGCATAAACTTGAGCGGGGTCAGTGTTGGCTTCCCATTGCCGGTCAGCCAACGCCGGATTGATTTTCCCGTTTTTGGTGAGCGTTATCCGCCCGGATTTGATTGCCTTGCGAACAGCGGTATCGGAGATACCTTTGCGGGCGGCATAAGCTCTAATCGAGATTTCCATGTTTTCATCATTTGTTTATCACAGTTTATTTTGCTGTATTCATTGGTTTTCCGGGTTAAATTTTATAAATTCTAAAATTTCGTTAATATTTTTGATTGGCAATCCGGCCATTTCAAGTTCACAAAATATTCCGCATTCGGGAATATCAATACTTTGATGTTTACCTGCATCTGGTTCTAATTCAGCTAGATAGAGTTGTTTGCCATGATCTTTGAGACAGGTATGTCCGGTTTTCCGTTCCAAATCGGCAGTCTGCCTGAAAACGTCCGGGAAATCTGTCCGTATTTTGTTCCAATACCCTTTGCCGCCTTTGAAACAGCCGATACAGTTGTTGTTATTGTATCCCAGCCGGTACATGGCCGGGATTTCAATCTTGTTAAGTAAAAGTTCCTGCAGGCAACGCCGTTTATTCCACCCTTGTTCAACAAGCGGAAAATAAACTCTTGAGGAATTCTGCTGCTTCCACCTAAAGGCTCGGTTAATTTCTTTTTTATTATACTCAAAGCCGAATACGTGAATCGGTTGAGTGTAATTTTTTTCAATTCTCTGGCGAACTTCCTTTTTTAAGTATTTAGTGCAGGGAGCACCCCACGGTGTATTAAAAACTTCAATAGCAGCAATTTCCAAAGGATTCTTAAACTTAGGATGCCGGGCTGTCAGAATTTTCCTGCCATACCAGTTTTCGCAGTCTTCAATAAATCGTTGGTTGTCCGAATGAGCCGCACCGGTTTCGATATACCAGATGTCAACATCATCGCCATATTTATCAATCGCCAGTTTACAGGCAACTGCCGACGTAACCCCACAACTAAACCAAGCCAAGAATTTCATTGCTATCCCGTAAAAAGTAAGGCTCCTGTCTATTCAGGAGCCTTTTCTGTGAGTTTTTCTTCCTTTTCTCTTTCAATCTTAAGTTCTTCATAACTTTTGCCGGTTTGTTCATGAACGGCTTTTTTTCGGGAATATTCTTCCCAGCGCTTAATGATGACATCGACGTATTTCTCGTCGAGTTCAATCATTCGGCAGCGCCGACCACTTTTTTCACAGGCAATCAGCGTTGAACCGCTGCCGCCGAAGGTATCCAAGACGATGTCTGTTACCCGGCTGGAATTGCGGATGGCTCTTTCAACCAGTGCGATAGGCTTCATTGTCGGATGCAGAGCGCTTTTTTGTGGCCGGGGAAATTCCCACACGTCTGTTTGATTTCGTCCGCCATACCAGGCCGGAGCCGCACCTGGTTTCGCACCTAAAAGGATTTCCTCATGCTGTTCTTCATAAGGGTTGCCGAATAAAATCCATTCATGCTGGTGTTGGTGTTTGGAACGCGAAAGCGTAAATTTGTCTTTGACCCAGACGATGTACGCTTCCCATTTGCCACCGGCCGCCGTAAAGGCTTGGTACAGAGTGTGCAACTCCGACCCGCCCATACAAATATAAAAAGAGCCAACATTGACATCAAGGATATTGCAGCAGAAGTCATACAGAAAAGCAGGGAAACCCTCGCCAAGATTATCATTCAGAATTGAGCGTTCGCCTTCTTTTCCAGCCAGTTTATCTCGCAAGGCATTTCCGTAATTCACGTTATATGGCGGATCGGTGAAAACCATTTGCGCTTTTTCGCCGTCCATAACTTTTTCAACGTCTGTCTGGCTTGTTGCGTCGCCGCACAATAAACGGTGATCGCCTAAAATCCAAACATCCCCCCGCCGGGCAACCGGTTTTTCCACGAAATCAGGGACTTCGTTTTCAAATTCAAGTTCTTCATCATTGGTCTCAAATTCATCCCGATAATTTTCAAGCTCTTTGTTGGAAAAGCCCAAAATATCAATGTTGAAATGCGCATCCTCAAGTTTTCCGAGGATTTCAACGATTTTTTCTTCATCCCAACCGGCATTGTCAGCAATTTTATTATCTGCCAGAGACAGAGCCATGCATTGATTATAGTCAAGATGTGGAAGGCGGATAATTGGAACCGTTTCCAATCCGACCTTTTTTGCTGCCATCAAACGCCCATGACCAGCAATAATCATATTGTCGACACCGACCAGAATAGGATTTACAAAGTCGAACTCTCCGATGGAATTGACAATCTGTCCGACTTGTTCTTTGGAATGCGTTCTGGCATTTAACTCAAAGGGAATGAGTTCTTCCAGTTTGACATATTCAACTTTTAATTTAACTTTCTCGTTCATTTAAGATACCTGTTGTTGTAAATTCAAGGTTAGACGTAAGAACTGTAAACGCATACGCCACCACCAGAGGCACCACGCCGTTGCCGCAGGCTCTAACTCTGTCCACCCGGTCGGCCAGCCCATCAGCCATTCGGTAAACTGCGGGTTTAAGGTTCTCTGGGATATTTCGCCAGTCATCAAAGTCATTTGGTCTGGGTGGCCAGAGAGGCAATTTGCTACATGTACGGAATGATCGCGAAGTTTGATCCGAGCAGAGGTTCCCGGTCTGATTTCCATAACGCCGCCCTCGGCATCCGAGGCATTCGGTGTCCGCCATCTCTTCGGCTGTTTCCACAACAAAACTTCCTCTTTCAGACGACTTCGCGAATACCCGGTCTGAACTTTTTTGAGTGAGGCGCCGTTGGCTTCCGATACCAGCACTGTCGGCCAGAGACGTGCTGTTCTCGCTAATCCCAGGCTGCAGTTGTGTCCGCTCTTGATGTATCGGCGCAGGGTGCCGTTCTTGGTTTGGACATACCTGTCGTTGGGCGTGATTGTTTCCGCAACAGTTGCATCTGCTGTCATCACGGTAGGCCAAGATAAAGAGCCGTTCACGGCGATGCGGAGCACCGACTTCTTCCGCTGTGAACAAGCCTGCCTTAACTTTGTAACCCAGTCCTTGTAGGTCATCATGGACTTGCTCAAACCCCAGCTGTAGATGTCCGCCGACGTTTTCAAAGAAACAGAGCGTTGGCTCAACCTCGGAAACAATTCTCCGCACATGGGGCCAGAGATGTCTGGGGTCTTTTTCTCCGAGTTTCTTTCCTGCAACTGAAAACGGTTGGCACGGATATCCGCCAGTGATAAGATCCACTTTTCCACGCCACGGTTTGCCATCAAAGGATTTGATATCTGACCAAAGAGGTGCCGGATCCAAGATTTTTTCTTGCATGCGTTTAACCAAAATTTCGCACGCATAGGCTTCGATCTCCATATAAGCGACTGTTCGGCTAGTTGGCATTGCGAGTTTAAGTCCAAGGTCAAGACCTCCGACCCCGGAACAGAGTGATAACACTCGGCAGGTAGGTATATCCACAATTCTTGCTTCCTTATATAAAAAAGAGGTTCGCAACTGCGAACCTTTACTGTTATTACAAAAATTCTTTTGTATGCCTTACTGGGCAACGGTTTTGATAATATCAGGTGCGAACCTGTCTTTTTTATAATAATATCCGCGCGAAGCCTTATATCATAAGGATTTGGCGCAAATTCGGTGCGAACTTGGTGCGAACCCTTTTTTTAGTCTGTCGGTAGCGACGCGGCGGGGTTCGCGTTACCCGCGTCGAAAAATCTTCCGACAGTACCTTTTTTCAACGAAATAAATAAAAAATATGTGTTTTTCGGCTCTCCGCTTAAATCTAAATGGAAAGCCCAACAGCACTTTGAGGCAGTCTTACTTTCTAATGACGCCTGAAACATACTTTATTAAGTTATATTAAAGTTAGTAACCGTCCGGTTTTTCTTGCCCATTCCCGATTTTTATTTTTTAATACGCGGCGGAGGCATGAATGAAACAGTATTCAATTAAGTTTATCGGGCGCAACGCCTATATTTCTGATGCAGATGGTCGTAGCTCGCCGATTCTTTCTATAGATTTCAAATCGGTACAGCCTAACAGGCCAAATGGCACGACCTTGGACATAGATCCGTCGCAGCCGATCATTGTCAATACTCAGACACAAAATATCAAGATATCACAGGAAGACACCCTGTTTTTCAGCCTGGACAGCGATGTCAAATAATTCTGCCCAATACCATAAAATCAAAACCTATGGCGACAATGCGCTCATAAAAGTCGTCAACGAATATCTGTTTTTCAACGGCAGATTTTGCGGAAAGCTTCATTTCTGCCCAAAACGGGAAAAGTACCAAATACAAATGAACATTCCGGTTGATAAAAAGTACCATTCCGCACTTTGTGTCGCCTTTCCCGAAATTAACATCCAAATCCGCACTTGTGATTATGCCCTCTGTTTGTGCGGGGAGTTCGACGATATTACGGCAATAGAATCTTTTTTCAATTCCCTAAGCCGTATTTATGAATCATTTTTTCTATTGGCCGTTGAAGATCCCAATCCGGAAGATGCTGACCTTTATGAAGGGACGGCAACGATTGATACCTATCGCTGGCGCTTTCACTTAAGCGCTGAAGATGATCCGTGGCCGTTTCGCCTGCACGGACATCACGGCAATCAAGTTTTAGATATCCGAACCGGAGACGTTTACAATCATAGCCACCGCAAAACCGTTATGCGCAGGCTTAATCCCCAGTCGCTCCGCCAGATTCAGGAAAAAGTCCGTCAGCATCCGGATTTGAAAGAATTCTTATAGTTCACGCACTTTAGCTTCCAATGTCCGCCCAAACTCCCGTTTGGCTGTTTCCAAAACAATTTCAATCATTCGGAACCGCTTGGGCACCTCGGCTTGCTTTCTGAGGAAATAAAGAAACTGCAGGCCTTTTCCTTTGCGCCGAACTAAAGCCGTCTGACCGTCTTGGAGTTTTATTTCAAAGGCATCGGCAATACTGCGTACTGACCGCCGCAACTTAACCTCGCTCAAATTCTGATAGGAAGGGATTGCCAAGTTGCTTCCCTGTGGCTGCCGCAACCCGCCGACTTGCTGTAAAACTGCAAATCGGGCCATTGTATAAACTTCTGCGGTCTGGCTTTGCTTGGTTGCCGGTTTAACGGCAATGCTGCTGGCAAAACCACCGCTTTTACGGCGAATGGTAAAGGTTTCGTTGATATGATCACGCACTTCGGCTTGGGCAATCTTTGCCACAGCCGTCAGAGAAGCCGCCACGGCAAAGGGAATTTGCCGCGAAGCAATCAGATGCAGCTGCCGTTCCGCAGCGTCATTTATTTGGAGTTCGGTGATGATCATTTGAGGGGGATTTTCCTTTTTCGCCGGAGCGGTATCTATACAACGCCCCGATTATACCTGATTTGATAAACCATTTTTGCGAATATGTGAAGTAAAAGAATATGTGAAGTACGATTCAAGGAAATCCGAGCCTTTGCAGCCTATTGCCTGTAAAATTTTCCTTTGGCTATTCTGCTGCAATCCCTGGCGGAATAAGGCTTTGAAGTACATTTCACTTGAAAAGGCAGATTTTTATAAAACTTTTCGGAATTGAGATAAATTATTACTTAAAGGAAATTATCTTTTCCATAGATTTACAATAGGAAAACTATCAAATTTTTTCTGCTCTTTCCGAGAAAGCTTTTTATAAAGTATTTTAGCCTGCTTGAAATCTTCCAATAGAATTGCAGCACCAATTTTTTCTTGAAAATTGTTAGTCTCGATCTTTATGATAGATAATATCTTATCTTTTTCTTGAGAATTTAATGACCGTTTTCTTTTCATAGCTTGCATGCAATTGAGTAAAAATATATGGTTTGGATCATAGTCATAAATATATTGTGCCAATTCAATTGCGGTTTCGAGCAATTTGCCACATTTTCTTTCTTGCTGATCATAGGCAGACAACATCTCTAAAATAGTTTTATTTATTGCATTTGAGTATTCTGTAGTAAGTGGATATGATTTTATATCTTTCAGTATGGATTTAAAATGAATATTATAGACTTTAAGAAAATGTCTAGCTAAGAGAAATACATAACGAGATGCGGGAACATTGTTTACATTGAATAAGAAATTTTTTGTGTCTATATTCATAAAGTCATGAATAAAATATTTTCCATTCTGATCTGTTATGGCAAGAACGGGAATTAATATGTTGTGTATTTCGAAATTAAACAGAAATGCTTGTTCATTATGATCTTCAAAGATTAATGAATGATGCTCAATCAAGCCCTCTGCCAACATCTGCAATTTATAATAATCTTCTTCAGTTAATTCAGATAAATCAAAGTCGAAAGCTTCTTTGATTTTAAGAGTATCCAAAAGTTGTTCGAGTTCCTTTAGTTGGATTAAGAATGTATCATCTTGTTCTATCGAATTTTCTTCAATTTGGTCTTTATTCTTAAAAGGATATGCCATACCATCTATTTCAAGTGTATTTGTTTGGCTAAAAGCTTTTAAAAATTCCAAATCATTAATTCTTTCTTGTAAAGATCCTTTGTTATTATATAAAACGGTTGCTATGTTATCTGTTGTTATATGAATTTTAACATTATTCCCAAATAAATAAGAGGTGCCGGTTTCATCTCTTTCCCAAGCCATTTCAGGGTAGTAAACTTTACCAGAAACAGAGACTGCTTTGGGAAGTTTTTGTTGAATTTTAATGTCAGAGGCTTCATTCAGCGGAATCAAGCCAAGTCCTAACTCTTGGGTATCGCCGTATACAAATTGTTTTCCAGAAGAAAAAAGCATATCAAAAGGACTTTTTGTTTTTTCGCAGGAAGTACATTTTATAACATACCTCTTTATGAGGCCATTTTTTTTCAAAACAGCTTCATCTGGCAGCCCGGTTTGAATGAGATTTACTTGATGTTTTCGATGATTTAAAAAATTTAAGAAAATATCAACCATTTCCTTTTTTTCAGTCGGAAATGCATTAAAATTCACGGTAAATTTTTTTTGAGGACCTTTTTTTAGAATAGAGGCCAAACTATAAGGAAGAAGCTCATTAAAATAAATTTTATAATTATCGTTATTCTTCTTATCGATATAAACAACAAAAAATATCACACCCGCATCATTCAGATAGTTTGTAAGGTCACTGGCTTCGACAGGAAAGCTGATTTTTTCCGGAAAAGTATTACCATTTTTGGATAAAGCAAAATAATGCCCTTTGACTTGAACAGGAACACGCCCGATAAGATCCTTTTTCTCTTGAGAATCCTTCCTATAAACACGGACACCGCCATCCCAAGACGGCATCTTATCAGTTGAGTCAATATCCGAAATAAGGTGGTCTGTCCGATTCAAGAGCATATCAACAATGCCTGTGGCAATTTTTTCTACGCGTTCATTGTTAACCATCATATTCCTCAAAATAAATTATAATTTTAGCATATTATACCAGTTTAAGAGCTGTAATAGTCAATAAATTTATCGAAGAATGCCCATTTTTTTCATATTTTCTCATCAATAAGACAGATATCTACTCAACAGTCTGCGATTTTTTTCAAAATATCGGCTTTTCGGATTATTCAACACTTTGACAATAACATCAATCCCGGCATTGTGCCAGTCAATCAGCGTTCGGCTGGTTTTGCCGTATCTTTTGCAGATCAGCCGCCAGGGATAGCGTTTGGCCCGCTGCCAGATAATCCACCGCTGGTCTACATTATCCACCAGATAGATCCATTCCAGCACCGCATCCAAACGGGCAATGTCCAGACTGTTCGCTACCAGACGGATGGGTTTACTGTCCATCTGCAAAAGTTCCATTTCGGTATATCTGATGCCCGGCCAATAGGTTTTATAACCCTGAACCTTTTCTCTCGGCATTTTTTTGAGGGTATAAACGGCGCTCTCGAACCAGTCTTTGACCATCTCCCGTGTCCAAATTAATTCTGCCATGACAATTTCCTTTGCTGTTCCTGTTTTCCGTTCCTGACGACGGTCACGGCAGCCGGTATATATATTTTAAAAAAAATATATATACCGACCGCGCTGTTGTGAATTTCTTCAAATTGTAATGATTATTTTTCAATGAGTTAAAAGCGATTCCTGAACCAAAATCTAAACACCGGAATCCGTCACGTTCATGACGGAAACCCGTTTTTGCCTTAGCGGTCATTTCGCTGTAAACCGCAGTTTTCCTGCATTGCGGATTCCTGACGGCGTATTCCGGCTTTTTACATTCAGGAAAGTATGGTAACGGCGCCGTCATGCGCACCTCCCGGCATCGGGGATGCCGAGCCATTTTTTGTCGCCGTTGCCGGTCTGTCCAATACGGCAAATCTGTCCGGAAGCCAACAGCCGTTTGGCCATATTGCGGATAAAGTCGCGGGAAGCTTCCTGCAGTTCAAACGGCAGTTTCTCGCGGTTTTCGTAAAGTCCGGATATCCCCGAAATTGCAAACGGCGTTCCGGCATTCTCCGCTTCGCCGATGGTTTCAATCAGCAGCTTGTCAAATTCTTCCGCAGACAGGGCTTTCGGCACAATCTTGACCGGTACTTCTTCCAACACGGCTCTGGCTTCGCTGCGTATGTAGTTGCGCACCGTCCGGTCGGCTCCAAAGTTTGCTTTGACTACCGCGCCTTTGAAACAGGCATTCGGACGGTATTCCTGGTCCAGTTCAGCAAAAATCTTTTTTTCTTCCGCTGTGTTTGCCCAGAAGGCAATCGCAAACCGCACCCCGTCCACGATTGCGGTTGTGCCGCGAATGGCATCGCGGGCTTCCTGCGGTGTCGTGATTCCGTCGTTTTTGCGAATATGGTGGGCAACAATAACCGCGGCATTGGTTGCGGTCGCCAGCGCGGCCAACTGTCCGGTAATATAGCTTGCCGCCCGCGGATCAGCGTTCAGATCCAATCCGGCAAACGAGGCCAGCGGGTCAAACACCACCAGCGCCAAGTCCGGAATGGCTTCAAGCTGCGTTTTGATGCTTTCAAATTCTTCGGTCAGGCAGAATTCGTCGTTGCCGCGGCATTTTCGGGCAATTGCAAACGGTCCGCCCGTATTCGGCAGCGGAATGATATGGAGTTTGGCCGGATCAATCCGTCCAATCAGTCCTCCCGGCATCAGCTTGTAAATCCGGCGGTGAATTTCGTCGGCAGTGTCCTCTCCGGCAAAGATGACCGCGCTGCCGGTAGCCGTTACCGGGTTACCGAAGGCTTTAAGGCTCATTCCTGTCTTATCCTGACAGATTTTGAGCGCCAAATCCAATAACAGCATACCTTTGCCGGTGTCTCCCATTGCCGAGAGCAGCCCGACCACGCCGCGCGGAATTGTGTTTTTGACCACAAATTGCAGTTCCGGCGGTTCAGTAGCGAACATTTCTCCGGTAAAATCAGCGATTTTCAAACGTCCGCTTGATTCCGTCTTTTCCTGCAATTTATAAATTTCCGCTTTGGCCAGATGTTCGGCAATGTCAAATTTCTCCGCCACTGCATCTGCCGCATCCCATTTGGCAGGCTTGTCCGGTGTTAACGGGGTGATTTTAAGTGAGGAAACCGGCAGCTTTAGCAGAGCTTCAGCCACGTTGTCAGCATATTTCCGCCCCGGTTCGTCATTGTCCGGCCACAAAATGATGTCTTTGTCTTTGAGCAGCGAGAGATCCGTTTTTTCAATCCGGGTATTGGCACCGCCCATCAGCGTTGTCGCTGCAAATCCGGCGGCGGCCAGCGCGTCGGCGCATTTTTCTCCCTCAACCAGAATAATTTTGTCGGTCTTCATAAGCTGCGGCAGGCGGTAAAGCGGCCGCGGGGACGGAAATTCGGTCTTGCCGTTTGCCGCATTCCAAGGCAGAAACTCTTTGCTGCCGTCTGCATATTCATAGCGATAAATATAACATATTATATCGCCGCCTGCATTGAGATAAACATGCCGCCGATCCGGGCTGCCACGTTTTTCCTTGGTTCCGGGGACTTCACAACCACTGATGCCGTAATATCCGGCAATGTCTTTGAGAATATTGCCAAAACCAGAGATACCGCGGTTGCGTCCCCACAGAGAGAAAACGTCGCCGCCCTCGGCCGTGGCAAAATCGTACCACAGGCCGCGCTTGGCACCGGAAAGGCAGATTTTCAGGCTGTCGCCGGGTGTGCCGCCAATATCTCCGATTTCAAAATATCCTTTGTGGCCGCGTCCTTTCGGGTACCATTGCGGCAGCCAGATTTCCAAATCCTGCAGAACTCTTTTTTTCAAGAGTCCGCTGTCATAATAAAACTGCATCGGCTTATCCCCCTCGATAAACTTTAGCGTTCGCGGATTTTAAGGTTATATTTCTTTAGCAGTTTCAGAACCTGATCAATGCTTTTCGGCCCAAAACCGGGAATATAGAGCAAATCTCGTTTTGAGCGTTTCAGTAAATCCGCAACGGTAATAATTTTGTTTTCCGCCAACCGATTAACAGCAACTTTGCCTAATTCGGCAAAAGAGGACAACGGCCGCTCATGCAGGTTTTCAATATCAGTCATTGGCAGTTTCCCTTTGGGTTAGAGTAATGACCGCACATCCAGGGCGGATGTTTCCGGCAGCGTTCAGGCTTTTACGGGCTTCATCGCTGAGCGAACAATACTTTTCCTCTGAAATCGTATAGTCGATGTCCATATAGTCTTCCGGGTTGCCGCCATTGGCTGCAATGCGTTTGGCGTATTCCTTAAGCTTGTCCTTTTGCCATTCCAGCACCATCGGCCGGTCTTCCGTAATTTCCAGCCCGTCTTCCTGCAAACGGATTTCGCCGAACGTGCGGCCAAGTTCCCGCCGTTTGGCATCGAGCCGGTCACGATATTTCAGCATCAAAGCTCCATTCAGCCACTTGCGTACATTATCCGCCAACGCAATCAGGGTCTCTACTTCCTTTTGCATCTCTGCCAGTTCGGCTGCGGGCAGTTCAGCCAGCTCGCCGATCGGCTTTGAGGCTATTTCATAAATAATGTTTGTCGGTTGCATCATAAGCTCCATAGTTGTTAGAAGTTACAATGCCATTCTTAATGTTTCTGCCGTTTTCCACGATGTAGGGAGCAGTAAAGCTGTTGCCCCACCGCAGATTTCTTAGTTTATTGCCGTTATATATTATAAAATTTTTTTAATAAACGTTGACAATTTATGCTGATAAGTTCGACTAATCTAAGGTCGTATTTAAAATTAGTCGAAAAATTTTTATGTATTTTAATTAAAAACTATTACGCTGGCAGGACTACAAATATCCAACCGGAATGATATTAACATCACCAGTCAGTGGCAAATGCGTCTGCGCCATACAGACAACAGCGCCGGTTCCTCTTTTTTGTTTAAGCGTTTCAATAACGTTAAAAGCCTTGATATCTCCTTTGTCCGGGTTGCTTTTTTTCTTAATCTCTACCGGATACAGCGTGCCGTTTTCATGGAGCAACACGTCAATTTCCCGTTTTTCTTTATCTCGGTAATAGTAAATATCCGGCTGTTTGCCGTTATGCCAATAGCTTTTGATGATTTCAGAAACAACATAAGTCTCGAACATATTGCCGCTCATTGCACCGCTTTCCAAAACTTCAGGCGTTTTCCAGCCGGTCAGATAACAGGCCAGCCCTGTGTCCATAAAATAGACTTTCGGCGTTTTAATAAAACGGTTGCCGACATTGTTATAATAAGGACGCAGAATATAAACAAGCCCGGAAGCCTGCAAAATGGAAAGCCAGGACTTTATTGTCGGTTGTGAAACGCCGACGTCGTTTGCCAGTTCGCTGTAATTCAGCATCTCTCCGGTTCTGGCCGCCAGCGCTCGCATAAATTTCACAAAATCAAGCTCATTGCCCACCGCGCTTAGCGCTTTAATATCGCGTTCAATATAGGTTTGCATATAAGATTCGTAAAAGACTGCCCAATAATCGCTGTCTGCCGGATAAAGCTTCGGATATGAACCTTTCCAAATCAGTTCGTAAATTTTTAACAAATCTGTTTCAGTCGCATTCTGTACTTTGGCTTTGATGTATTCTTCCGTCGGCAGAAAGGGCGGAACGTCCGGATGCCCGTTTTTTTCGTCCTGTGACAAGCCTTCCAGTTGCAAAATGCCGACCCGTCCGGCCAAACTTTCAGAGACGTTTTTCATCAGATGAAACTGTTGCGAACCGGTAAGCCAATACATTCCGCTCTTTTTTTCCTTGTCCACGCTGGCCTTGATGTAAGGGAACAGCTCCGGAGCATACTGAATCTCATCAATCAGCACCGGCGCGGGATAACGCTGCAGAAACAATGTCGGATCATTTTTCGCCAACTCTCTGTTTTCCAGTGTATCTAGTGACACATAAGTCCGAGGCTGGGTTTCGCAGTTTTGCAAAACCGTCGTTTTGCCGACCTGACGCGGTCCCGTAACTAACACTACCGGAAAAAACTTGTTGGCTCTCTCAATGCTTTTTTCTATGGTTCTTTGAATATACATAGCAAACTCCGACTAATATAAGATATTATTTTAGATTAGTCGGAATTTTACAAAAGTCAAGGTTTATTAATATTAAGAATCGCAGCTATTCTTTACTCCAAATACAAACGGTACAATCCCTGTTTATTGCTTTTAATCAGTTCCATCCATTCTTTGTGCGGGCGGAAAACATCACCAAGACGATAACTGGTGGATCCTGCATTTTTTAACAAGGTTTTACCATAAATCCAAATCCGCCCGTCTTTTGCGGCATCATACAATTGTTTAATAATTTTCGACTGTACAAAGCCATAAACATAGCTCTTTCCATGGTAGCTGAATTTTGTATATCCGTTCGGCAGTTCTTCAATGAAAAAGTCATCAATATTATGACAGATATCAGCACTTTTAACTTTAGCTTTCTTATCAAAAAATCCCAGCTCTTTTTCCAAACGGAGCTTATCTTTACAAAGTATTAACACATCATCGATTGTCAGTTCTCTCACCGTTTTCAACCGCACAAAAACTGTCATATCATCCTGACAGGGCAGCTGAATAACATTGGCTGTTTTGTAAATGATAATGCGCCGCACATCTTCTGTCGTCAGCAATAGCAATCCTTTTGCCTGACAATTTTCAAGAGGAAGATCATAAGTCAAACCGTTGTTACTTTCTTTTCGAAAACGTATAGCATCACTCTCTGGCAGATTAATCCAAAACCGACAGATATTATTTTCTGCCAGATACAAAGCGTCATGCAAGCAAAAATCCCACCGCTCCGTAAGTTCTGTCAATGTATAATATTCTTTTTCCATCTTGAATTCTCCGTTATTGCTTTATAGCTGTATTCTAAGCATATTAAAAACCGGAAAAACAGACGGACATTGGCAGTTCCGGAGTATGAAGCATATCTTTCATTACTTGTTTATTTTTTTATAGAAAACAAACAAGTAATAGAAAAAGATATCAAACATTACATTATTATGTTTGGAAAAGTGCTAATTATGGTACGGAAACCGTATGGAACGCAATGGTTGAAATAAATAAAAAAATCCCGATATTTTCGGGATTGTTCAAACAGATAATATTAGGATTTCATATGGCAAACTGAAGTTGCAGCTGAACAGGAACAATATGCCGAAGAGGAAGCCTTAAACGATAATAGCCGCGGCGGTCAGAAAATACAAGCTCCTGCCAGCCGATATTTCCACGAAACAGAGCGGCCACTCGCAAGCTTTCTGATCCCGCTTTGTTTAACAGATCTTTCCCGTGCACCCAAGGCATCTCCGTCCGGCTTGCAGCATAAAGCAATGCAATGATTCTCGCCTGTATCACACCGAACTGATATCTCCGGTTATCATAATATACTTCTCGAAAATCTCCGGAATGTCTGAAGATATCAATCTGTCTCCCGTTCAAACACATTCCGTTGTTTATCTCAAAACAATGCTTTTCGGCTCTGGTTACGACCAAGTCTGTATAAGAAAGCAAAATTCCCTTATTTTCTATAATATCTGAAATTTTTTCATGGAATCTATATTTTGTATGATAGATAGGTACAGCATCTGTACCTGCTTTCATAATCCGGTAGATATCTGTCGGTAATAAAGGTTGAGGGGAAAAGCACTGGCTTTTCCCCTCGGCAAGATAATTTGCAAATTCAGTATTATAGCAAACTCTTTCTATTCCTGCTGCAATTGCTGCTGGTCTGACACTAATTTCCAAGATGTTATTTTCCCCATAATAAAGTAAATCATCTCTTGAAACAGCCCAAATATTACTGATTTCTTGAAGGCTGAAATATTCTTTGGCTAATAAATTCATAAAAAACTCCCATATTTTTACAACTCAAAATAGAGAATATAAACACTTACAATTTTAATAAACTTTTAATAATTTTCAAGTAAAAAAATGAACCCCACAAGTTTTTCTTGCAGGGTTTTACAAATAACTTCTTGTTTTATGCCGTTTCGATTGCTTCTGCGGCGGCAATATAATAGAAGTTTTGTTTGTTTTCATCCTTTTCGCGGCAGATGTTTAGGTGCTTTTCCTTTTTCAGCTGGCTTATTACTCCGCGTACCGACTTTTCTTCCCAGCCAGTTGCTGCTACCATCTCGTCCAAGCTTGCCTTGGTTTGCAGCATTTCTAAGATTAGTCCTTTTTTGTTAATTCTTTCCGATTGTGCCGATTCACTGTTCCCAGCAGCTTTTGTTTTCTGCCTTTCTTCATTTTTCTCGGTCACTGTATCGCCGAATTCCACATTCGGAATGATATCGCTTTCTTCCTCCACCGCATCGACATCGGCGTTAGCTGTCGCTGTAGCCATATAGGCGGGGGCAAGTTCCCGGAGACCTGTTTCCGGATTTAGATGTAAGATGCCAAATTTCAGCAGCCGGTTAATCATCTCATCGGCAATTGCCTGATTATGGATGTGGTTCAGATGCTCTTGAGCATCAGTTCCGGGATTAGCTTTTAATGCTTCAATCAATTTTTCCTGAGCAGCAGTCAATTTAATATCCATAGTGTTTCTCCTTTGTGTGTTATATTAATTTCTTTCCAATCAAGAGTTTTGTTGCTTACAAACACACAAAGCCGGAAACATTTTCATAAGTCCAGCAAATAAATATAAAACACCGCATATTTTACTGCACGGCAAAAAAATATCCCCTTGCCTTGAGTAAGGGGATAATCTCTTAATATAAGGAAAAGAGTTTTACAATTTCTTGAAGAATGTTTTTACCATCTTTCAGCTGCACTGCTGCACCAAGATCAAGAATAATATCCGCAACTTGCCTTTGAGGAAGGTTTGAGTTCCAGAGAATATCCTTGGCTCGGATATATAATTCGATTGCATCCTGTTTCGGACTGATGTCACTGACTTTCAACTTCAGATGCGGAAATCTGGGTTCACCAATGTTAAACTCTCGTTTAATCTGAGTCAGTAGCTGTAACATTTTTGATTGTTTTGTCATATCTTTTTCCTTTCGTTATAGTTTATCTTTTACAACAGCAACAAAGCCGGAAACATTTTTATAAGTCTAGCTAATAAATACACTATCGCAATAAAATTACCATTTGCGGTATAACCGGGAGCAACCGCAAGCCCCGTATAATCATTTTTTTTAATTGCATTTTAAGATATAAGCCCTTACAATTACTCTGTCGGTTATTTCCGACGATGATTATTATAAGTCACATAGGGGCCTCTCAGCCCTTCAGCACAAGTCCGTAGAACTTGGTGTAATTCTGCACAATTCCTTTTCGGAGGAGGGTGCGGAATAAGTTTTCTTTTGAAAACAAATAGGCACGGACGCTTGTTGAAGTCTGAGAACTCCTCCACCTGAGGCTTGTCCTGGAGTGTTGTCAGAAAAGGGGTTATGAATTGAACAAAAATGTATTTTCGTTTGCCAATGCAGGATTTGGCCTGCTTTTGCTGTCCTATCGCCAACGTTTTGGGGTTACGCTTCCAGAGCTAAGCTCGGAATCCGGCATTCCTCTTTCTGTTCTTGAAGAAATAGAGCTTGGCAATCTTGCTCCGGATAAAAACGTTTTAGCTATCTTATCCCTTTATTTTAATGAAAATTTTGAATTTCCTGAGGATTCTCCTCTAGATACTCCTGCCAACAACAACTAATCCTGAATTTTCAGCTGTTTTTTAAGAATTTTTACTTTGTTTTTATCAAAGAATAAACAACAACTCCCGAATAAGAGCCGTTGTTTATATACCGGACTGCTGCCTATTCCACGTTGACCCACCGCATGATAACCGCCAGCGCTTCCACATAGCTCCCGGCATGCGTCACTTCGTCGACGAATTTGTCCCGTTCGTCCCGGTTCACGCCGCCCCGGCGCATGGCATGTGTGCAGATTCCAATCAGATTAAAGATGTTTCCGTTCTGTCCAATCAATTCTACCGTAATTTCCGGGTATTTTACCTTATCATTCATTTTCTTTCCTTTCGTTTGTCTGGTTCAGGACGACACCATTGTCGTCTGTAACCAAACAAAGCCGGAAACAATTTCACAAGTCCAGCCTAAAGTGAAATAAAATGCATTTTTTTATAACTTAACAAACTGTTTTCCCGTCATTTCATCTCTCCCGTGTTTCTCCCCGCATCGGCAATTTCATTTTTTTATGCAACCGTTGATTCGCTAAATCAGAGTTTAACAAATGGAGTTTACTGTTATGGACACCTTGCCCAATCCCCAACCGGAAAATCTTATCGTTGTCACCAGTCTGCTCACGCTTGCCTTTCATCGCCATCTGTCCAAGAAAGAAGGGACAACAGGCAACAAAAGACTGGAACTAATTTCAAATGTAAGCACAACTGACACCGACGCCAACAACTATGGAGATACAAATAATGACTAGCGTATTACAAGAGGTGTTAGAGGTCAACAAAATGTCCATCGAAGCACTTCGCAAAAAATATAAAGAATTGTTTAATGCCGAAGCGCCGCTGACCGCAAGCCGCCGCCAGCTGATTCCCAAGATAACCTATCAGCTTCAGGTTCTGGCTTTCGGCGGGATTAGTTCTAGTGCCCAGCGCATGATAGATGATCTAAATCAGGGAAAAACGCCGGTTTATGCCCAACGCAAAAATCGCATTACTCTGCCGGCCGGTACGCTGATTGTTAAGGAATATCGCGGCGAAACCTATAAAATCAAAGTTACCGATGAAGATTTCGTTCTGAATGGCATCCATTACAGTTCGCTGGCAAAAATTGCACGTTTTATTACCGGCGGCACCAACTGGAACGTCCAGCGCTTCTTCAAACTCTCGGAGACTGCGCAATGACCTATGCCATATACACCCGCAGCCATCCTGCTGACACCGGCTGCAAAGCCGATCGGGAGCAATATCAGCGCTGTCTGGATTTCGCTGCCCGCTATCGTCTGGGAAAATCCCTGCCGCATTATTCCGATACGCTTGTTTTGTCCGCAAACGGAGAGACCAACGGTCTGCAAAATCTGTTTGAAGATATCCGCTTCGGGCAAATCGATGGCGTCATAATTGAAGATACAATCTTTTTTGGCGAAAATTCTACCCGCTTGACGCAGATTATAGACTTTTTTGCCGCTCATCAAACCCGCATCCAAGTCGTCAGGGAGACCGTGCCATGCCCGAAAAAATAATCAATTGTGCCATTTATACCCGTAAATCTACTGAAGAAGGCTTGGAACAGGATTTCAATTCTTTGGATAACCAGTACGAATTCTGTACCAATTATCTCAAATCCCTTAATGATCCGGCTTTGCAACTGCTGCCCGCTCGTTATGACGACGGTGGCTATTCCGGAGGCTCGCTAAACCGCCCGGCACTCCAGCGGTTGCTTGCCGATATTCAGTGCGGTCTGGTTAACCGGGTCATCATTTATAAAATTGACCGTCTCACCCGTGAAATTCGCGATTTTTTCAAATTGCTTGACGTTTTCGAAAAATATAACGTTGAATTCGTTTCGGTCAAGGAAAACCAATATTACAATACCACCACCGCCATCGGGCGCTTAATGGTCAATATGTTTCTGGTCTTTGCTCAGTTTGAACGCGAAAATGCCGGAGACCGCATCCGTGACAAGATCGCCACGTCCAAGGCCAAAGGTATGTGGATGGGAGGGTGTCCGCCGTATGGCTATGATATTGGTGACCGCTGTCTGGTCATTAACGAAACGGAAGCGCAAAATGTTCGCTTCATTTACCAAACTTTTTGTAATACCCATTCTCTGGCAGATACGACAGATGCCCTCAATTCCGGAGGCATCCGTACCAAACGCTATACCACCCGGCAAGGGCGAACTTTCGGCGGCCGCAAGTATTCGGTCAAAACTGTCCAGCGCATTTTACAAAATCCGTTGTATAAAGGCATGGTTGCCCACCGCGGCAAACAATATCCCGGTCAGCATGCCGCCATTATCGACGCGGTACAGTTTGACATGGTTCAGGCTGTTTTTGCCGCCCACAAGGAGAAACGTGAAACCAGACGCCCTAAAATGCCGTCTTCCGGCGGTGAACGAGAAACCGCGGCCTTAACCGGTCTTATTTATTGCGGGTGCTGCGGTTCTGCCATGACGCCGAGTTACTGTTGCAAGGGAGAAATCCGCTATCATTACTATCGCTGCTACCGCCGCGCCAGCAAATTGGAAGACAAATGCCCCATCAATCAGATTCGCACCAGCGAAATTGACCGCGTGGTTATGGAACAGGTGCTTGCCATCCTCAAAAGCAGGGACTTTTTCGTACAATACATTTCTCATCATCACGAATTTGACGTTTCCACCGCTTTTGCACTTTTTAACAGCCTTGACGATGTCTGGAACAGTCTGTTTGAAACCGAAAAACGCCGCATTCTTCGTGAACTGCTGGCCAAAGTTACCATTTACAAGGACAAAATCGTCCTTGATGTCAAGAAAGCCGGGCTGGCTGGCGTCTTTGCCGAACTCTCGCAAAATAACCGGCTCGCCGAAGTAGAATATAAAGAAAACGAAACGTTTCAAATCTCTGTTGCCTACCGGGCGACACGCTTGGCCAACGGTGCAAAAATCATCGTTCCGGCCACCGCCAAGGAAGAAAGCCGCTTCAACGGATCACTCCGGCTGGCTCGGCAAATAGCCAAAGGTTTCGCTTGGCGAAAAATGATGGAGTCCGGTTTGTCGCTTCAGGAACTCACGGCATCTGCCAAAACAAATGAACGTGATATTCGCTTTGCCATGCGCCTTTCGATGATTGATCCGGCAATCGTTGAGTCCGTCTTATCGGGAAAATCTCCGGAATTCTTAACTTATGCTTTTATGAAAAAACATCCCATACCGCTTCTCTGGTCTGACCAGCGCAAGCTCTATGGCTTTGAAGAAAGGAAACAATAATGAACAATACCAATCAATCTGCCCGCCGCCGTTTTGATGCCGATTTTGCTGTCAGTGCCAGAATTCGGCAAATGCGTAATCTGCTTGGACGCTCGCAAATGGATGTTGCCGCTGCCCTAGGACTCACGTTTCAGCAGCTCCAAAAGTATGAGAAAGCGCAAAACCGAATATCTGCCGGCCGGCTCCACCAGCTTGCCGTTGAATATTCCTGCCCGGTAGCGTGGTTCTTTGGCAATTACGATAATTCCGGCGCCACGCCGTTGACCGATGAAGAGCTTGATTTTCTGCGCCTGCTGCGTTCCTGCAGCGTTGAAGGGCGGCAGATTGTTTTCAAACTGCTTGAAACCTACCGTTCTCCGGCTTTGCTCAAGCAAACCAATGCTGCCTTGGCCGAAACCAGATAGCCGCTTTGCTGCGTAAACGGGGCGTACGAACAAACAAGCGTACAATAATACGCCGAAACAAAATTTTCTTTTCCGCCGCCCCGAAAAGCCGTCTGTTGTCTGCAAAATTCGTTTTCATAAATATTTCGCAAAATAAAATAAGTAAAAACAATGTGTTAATTACAAATAAAGACTGGACAATACCGAAACATTAAGCAAAAACAACAAGCACAGGGGGCGACGCGGTGTCGCACCGGAATTTAAGAAAGGAAAATCAAAATGTTAACTGAAAAAGATAAATTAACCGTTATGCAATCCAACCTCGCTGCCATTGAGATGCTTGCTCAAAAGGTCATTGAACAGGTTCGCCATGCGGCAGAACCTGCTCCGGAAGACTATGATGACAGCCGTCGTTATACCCACCTTGTTGGCGGGCTTGGCAATCTGTCCGATTTGACTGCCAACCTCAACAGTCTGGCTCAGGCAACCGACGCCATCTACAAACTCAAATAATTGTCAATCTTTTCCGGGGCTTCGGTCCCGGAACCTGCCGGGAGAATAAAATGCTTACTTCAGAACAACGTTTAGCCGTCATTCAGGCAAAGCTGGCAACAGCCCGAGTTTTACTCAGGAAAATTAATCGCCGTGTCGAATCAGCCGTTCAAAATGCTTTTCCGGAAGACGCCGAACGCCAGGCTAACTATATCGGCGGATGCCTGCTGGAAATTGAAGAGCCGTTGCAGGCTCTGTCCGACTTGGTTAACTCCGCTAAAATCTAACCCGCTTTTGTAAAGGAAAATAAAATGACCCCAAACGATATTGAAATCCAAACCCCCGTTGCCATCCGGCTGGTTCCGGCAGGCACTGCCGAAGAACTTGGCTGCACCACCGCCCGCTATGACGTTGCGGTTACCGTTAATACTTCCGAAAAACGCATCGGCTGCCTGACCGTCGCGCCCAAGCCGATATTCGGCGGCGGCACCAGCTGCTTTTTCGCCGAACTCAGCGATGAAGACGGCAATCTCGGCAACGCGTCCGTACTCGAAGCTGCTGATCTCACGGAAGCTGCCGTTGCCATGCTGTCTTTCAAACTTTTTGATTAACCCTCAACGGCTCCGGTGCATACCGGAGCCTTTTTAGGAGAAACGCTATGTCTAAACCAAATAATGAAATGATTATCCATCTCATGTCCGGCGACGAACTCCGGCTTCATCGCGTCGCCGAGCCGAAAACCGATGCCGAGCCGGTTGTTTTTCAAATGGTCTGGCAGTCTTTGCGCACGACCTATCATTTTGCCAATCTCTATCACTATCCATCAGCACCGCTTGGCTCTCCACGTTATACAGCAGAGCTGCTTGACGAGGCGGGGACGGTGTCCGCTTCCATACCGCTGCAAAGTTTCACGGCGCGCAATGCCGCGCTAGAGGTGGTCGAAGCTAAGGTCTGCTTCTGATTTTCTTGCCCCGGCTGAGTCCGGGGCTTTTTTTGTGAGTTTCGGGCTTTGGCCCGTTTTCCCATAAACCGGTTTTTGCCGCGTTTATCCCATGGTTTCTGCCCCGCAGAACTGTGGTGTTTTTTTACAACCCAAATTTAAAGGAGAATAATCATGGTACTTCGTACTTCACTCACGCCGCTCGGCGGCGGGGTTAAAAATCCCTATAAACCTCAGACTGTACTGGTCTATTCCGGCGGCGAGCATACTTTTGCTACCGAACTGCCCAAGGGCGTGTTTAAGGTCTGCCTTGTCGGAACCGGAGCTTCCGGCATCAGCTGGTGGTTCAATTCCTACGGTTGGGGATCCTGCGGCGGTTCCGGCGCTGCGGTCGAACTCATATTTTATAATCCTCGCAAACAACAGGTGGAGCTTTATGCCGGAGGAGCTATAACCTCTAAAGGCGTTGACGGCACCGCTGCTTGGATGAAGCTCGGCGGTGTCCTCATGGTAACAGCAAACGGCGGCACCAAAGGCGGTACCAGCGGCGGCACGGGCGGCACTTATGAAATCAATCCGGTGCTTCAGGTGTTGCAAACCCTCACAGCTGCAAACGGCAACAACGGCAAAACCGGTTATTCCGGCGGTGTCGGTACGGTCACTTCGGCCAGCCCTTATGAAAATTGGGGCAGTTCGTCCGAAGGATCCGCTGCCTGCGGCGGTCTGCGGCTGGAATATATTCGCCCCAAACCGTAATGCAAAACAAGCCCCGGCTTTTCTGCCGGGGCTTCCTTTTTCTACCATTTTTTCAAAGGCATATCGTCTTTAATTTCTTCAGCCGTCATCTTAAACATGGCAAGCAGATCCAAGTCCATTCGGTTCCGGAGTATCCGCAGCATCACTTTGGTGCGTTTTATTTTCAAGATGTCTTTAATCTCTTTGATGGTTGCGCCGCCCGGACGGCTGATCATTTCCTCAATAACCGGGATGGCTTTGTTCAGGTTGCAATACATTTCCTTTTCCTTTCTTTGTCGTTTTTTATCGGGCAGCTCCCACCGCTGCTAAACAAACAAAGCCGGAAACAATTTCACAAGTCCAGCTAAAAAGTGAAATAAAATCAATAAATTAGCTAATAAATAACTGGACATTTCCGAAACATTAAGCAAAACTCCAAACATAAGGAACGACGCGGTGTCGTTTCGGATTCAGAAAGGAAAATCAAATGACTAAGAAAAAAAAGGACATGCTCATCAAAATCTTGTACAATGATATTGACACGCTGACAGATATTCTGTTAGCTGAAAATCTGATTGAAAACGGTCCCATCTTCAACCATTCCCGTGCCATGGACTGGGTAGGTGAAGCCTCGGATGCCGAAAAGCTTCGGATTCTGGAAAAAATGGGTTATAACCTTAACGAGCTGAAAGGTTAATCTCATGTCAATCTGTCAAAAATTCCCCAAGAAAAAAAATCTCAACACCGCTTTCCGCCTTTTGCGCCACAGCGGCTACTTTGCGGCGCAGAACTTTTGCTACTGCCGAACCTGTGCCTGGGCCGAGGTACCGGACGGATATGATAAGGTTGTTTTTTATCACCGGCAGGAGACTGCCAGTTTAGCCGAAAGCGGTGAGTGTTATCTGTCCTGGTCCGGCGATAAGAACGAGATTGCTGATATCCTGTCATCCTGCGGCGTTCTGAAAGAAATCCCGCCCGCAGACAATGTCTGCTTCCGCATCTCCATCAACTGATCTCTTGCTACTCCTAACAACCCCGTTTGAAAACCGGGGTTATTTTTTGGGGAGTGTAAAACAATAATTTTTTTGCGTTAAAAAAGGAAAGTCCCGGCTTATCTCCGTCGGAGCTTTTTATCCCGAAATTAAAAATCTGCAAACGCCCGCCGCATTGGCCAAAATCTGCCCACACCGAGAAACATTTTCAAAAAGCGTACAATAATACGCTATAACGGTATTTTTCCGTTTTTTAGCTTGTGTTTTATAAAAATCTTATCTGTCTTATGCCGTTTTCCTTTTGATGCAAAAGACATAAAAAAATAAGGCAGATTACATATCTGCCTTATTTTAGGGATAAATTTCTTAGTTCAAAGCGTCCTGCAGGCTTTTGCCGACTTTGAATTTTGCAACATTCTTTGCTGCAACTTTGATTTCGGCACCGGTGCGCGGGTTGCGTGCGGTTGTTGCGGCACGTTTGGAAACCGAGAAAGTTCCGAAGCCGACCAAGCGGATCTCGTCGCCTTTTTTCAGAGCTGCAGTAACGGAAGCGATGAATGCATCCAACGCTTTTCCGGCATCAGCTTTGGTCATACCGGCTTCCGCAGCCATGCTGTCAATCAGTTCGTTTTTGTTCATGAATAAAACTCCTATATGTTATTTGACAATGGAATCTAAGCCGATTTTCCGCCGTAAGTCAATTAAAATAACGGTTTTTCGCTGTTATTTTATTTCGGGCATTTCCGTTTTTCTTTTTCTCCAACTTTTCTTTGTAAGCATAAACATCCTCTCTCCGATAATATATCCGGTGGCAGCGGCGAATGTAAGGAATCCGGTCTTGCCGATAGCGGTTGCGGTCAACCTGCCGCCAGAATCCCAGTATTTCAGGGAAAGCCAGAAACAAATGCATAGGTCCAGCTAATAAATGAAATAAAATCAATATACTAAAACAAAAAATAAAGCTTGCTGCCAAATCGTATTTTGCTTGACATTTTTTGCGGTAATACTATTTTATGACCAATATTCGTATGCATCTGTAAATGATTATATCTATTATATAATTTGATTGTCTAACCCCTAAAACTTAATATTATGGGAAAATATGACGACGATGAAGGAGGCTACTTCTCTGATATTCTCAAAGAAGGGCTGACCGATAGTGAAATGTCCGGTTGGGGACGTGTGTGGAGTATTGGTATCGGTTTGGTCGGAACGGTTGTCGCCGATCCGGTTATCTGGGCCAGTAAAAAGCTTGGTATCAAGAGTGAACCTCGTGATTACGATCCGGGAGATCCCACGAACCCCTGTAACCAGAATTATTAAACCTTTCAAAGAAAAAGCCCCGTTGCCCAAAAGCAATGAGGCTTTTCTTTTAACCCTCAAAATATCTGCCTGCCAGCGTTTTGGGCATTCGTTTCAAACTCTTTGCCGACATCGGCAGCTTTTTCCTGTATAAATCCAACAGCTTCGCGATTTTTGCAAAATCATATTGCCCGGCTTGCGTTTCCAATTCGTCCACATCTTTAACGGACAGGCCGGTACGCACCGCTGCTTCCGTAATTGTCAGCTTGCTGTTTCGCCGGGTTGCAAAAAGAAACATGGCAATATTCAGGCAGGTGTCTGGGTTGAGCTCGCTGGCGTAATAAATTGGCATATCAGTCATTGTAGCTCTCCACGTTAATGTACAGTTTTTCTTTATAAAGCTTCAACAGCTTGCAAACCAGTGTCAGGTCAAGTCCTTTGCGTCCGGTTTCCAGCGCATCGATATCTTCCACGCTGCATCCGGCTTTTTCCGCGGCGTCTTCAATGCCCAACAGTTGCTCTCTCCTGGCTCAGTGCAGATTTTCGCCAAGTTTTATCTGACATTCTTTGGAAATAAAATCTAACAGCTCTTGCACGACATTTCCTTTCAAAAAAAAGACCACCTGAAAGGTGGTCGGGTATGTCCGCAAAAATCACTATCCTAAAAATGATCCTCCGACCTTCAACATAATGCCATCGGCAAAACCTCCGACATTATGTTTGTTGTATAGTCGGAAGCATCCCGACCTTACATCAAGTCGAGATATATGCCTTTCAAAGGCTAACGAAATATATCCATTCCGTTAGGATAAATCTTATTGATAGTGGAGTTTGCGGATCTCCAACAACCAAACACCGCCAGTCTAACGGAAGTTTTTGTAACTTGCAAGCGCATATTTTCTTTATCTGAAAAAGAACCTTTTTTGCAACAAATAACTGGACAATCACGAAACATTAAGCAAAAACAAACACATCAGCGGGCGACACGGGGTTGCCCCGAAGTTTAGGAAAGGAACATAAAATGAAAAATGATGTGGAATTCAAATATGCCGGCGGCGGTTTTGACGTCAGCCATGATCCGTATACGTCTTCTTTTGGCCGGCCATTTCGGCAGGAGATAAGAATCAACTGTTTCTCCAGCGGCAGCAAAACCTTTGTCAAAGTGCCGGATATCCGGAATTGGGAAGAACGCGATCGTTTTTACGGTGAACGTCAGGATGTCAAAATGGACGCTTTCTTAACTGAACGCTTTGCCGAGATTGCCCAGAAGGTAGATGCGCTTATTCTTTCTGAAATGCAAAAACTTGGCTTCACACCGGAACAACAGTGAACCCAACCGCTCGGGAGCGGTGCAGTCCGCTCCCAAATTCAAACACAGGAGATAAAAATATGTTAGAAGCTTATGCACTTAATGATGAAATCTGGATCGAGCCCAATGATAGCCGTCAGAAAGGTATATCCCTGAAAATAACCAAAATCGGCCGCCTTTATATAACTGCGGTCAACGATTGGGGACAAACGTATAAAATTGACCGCTATACTTTCCAGTGTCAGGAGTTTTATGGGCAGGCCTTTGCCAGTCAACAGACCGCAGCTGATTACAAATTGGTGCAGCAAATGTTCCGGCACCTGCGTGATTACCCGTCACAAAATTTTTCTCTTTCCCAGATGTGCGAAGTCTATAAAATTCTCGGTCTTTCTTATAACGAACAAAAATTCGATTAACCCACCACAGACTCAAAACCCCGGTTTCTTCCGGGGTTTTTTGTTTCCTTTTTTCAGAAAAAACTCCCCTCCCCCGGGGAGGGGGCTTCCGCAATGCGTTGGTTTGCAAGGATTTCAATTTTTGCGGCAGTTTCAGGGGAAAGCCCGATAAACAACTGGACTAATGCTGACGTATAAGCAACCCTCACACTTAATTTATATATAGAGAGGGTGCAAAATGTCAGACCAGCTTGCTTTTGATTTCACGCTTCCGACACTTCAGGCGCCTGCCATTCGGTTTCCACCGCATTCTGTGCCGGAGCCTGAAGTTCGGCGTCTTTCAGCACTAGATTCGAAACCTAACGCTCCAGCTGAAGATACATTCATTTATGGCGGCGGCTCGGCCAAAGAAGCCGAATTTTTCAAAATGTTTGACCGGCTATCTGCAGAAAGTAACCGGGCTTTGCATACCGTTTTTGACGATTTCTGCCTGTTGGGGCGGTGCATCGTTCATAATTTCGGCATGCAGGAACCGCTGCTGGCTCGGTATATGCCTAAGTACGAACAATGTCACACGGAATATTTTGAACGGGCAAAATATTATAAACAGCCGCAGATTATCCTTATTTTAAATATGATTAAGGCATTGTCCGAGCTTCTGGCTTGGCAGCCGGATGATTATCTCGGCCGTTATTTCGGGCAAATGCGGCTCGATAAGCACTTTCACGGGCAGTTTTTCACGCCGATTCATGTCTGCGAGTTTATGGCTGCCGTGGCTTTTGGTGATGGCTTGCCGCAAGGAAAGCCTTATGTAACTGTTGCCGAACCGGCTTGCGGTTCGGGGGCAATGATCATCGGTCTGATTCGTCATCTGCAAAAGCAGGGTATGACCGATCTTGGCGGAAAACTGGCAATTCTTGCCACCGATATTGACAGCCTTTGCGTCAATATGGCTTATCTGCAACTCGGCATACTCGGGTTGTCTGTCCGCATCACTCACGGTAACTCTCTTATCGATGAGGTATGGGATGCCTTTGATACGCCCAATCTGCAAATCAATACTTGTCTGGGATATTTTAAGTAAGTAAAGGGGGGGGATATGACCGAAATAAACTTTAACAAACTCAATTTCAAAACCCCGCGCGAGGCAGTTATTTATGAAGTTGCTCATGTCATGGGAATGATGAAGCGCGAGCAGGAAATTCAGCAGTAAGTATTTAATTATGAATTGATTCACAACATGACGCATAAAGGTACATCTTCAGGTTATCAGCTCCGGCTGCATTCGGACAAATGGTTCAACGGTATGGCTACCAACATTAATCGCTTGTTAGAATTGATGGAAAAGCATTTACAATAAATGGAATAACAGTATAAAAGCTTAAAAAGTTTCAGTTAACCTGAAGTTTTTTATACGCTGCTAAATATTCGTATCATTCTTATCCTTACAGGCAGGATTGTTTTCTAGCATATAATCTTGGATGTTAAGGGAAAATTCTGGCGTAAATCAGGCAGCAATTATCCAGTTAAATTTATTCATAATAAATTTCCTTATTTGATTGATTTATCGAAATCTTATCATAATCCAGAAATCGGCCAATATATAATCATAATTAAATATAGGGCTTTTTGATGCAAAAGTTCGTGAAAACCTATATTTTCAGCCGACCGATAAGCGGTTTTTACTCACGAACCGATTTTAACTATTTTCCCCTCAACACCAATAAAACCGATGTAGGGACACTGTCTAAGGTGTCCCTACATAACGTAGACTTTTTGCCCATTTAGACCGAAATTTAGCCTTTTAAGGCGGGACTCCTTAGACTAAAATCCCTTCTTTCACTCTCTCAAATCCCCTGATTTCCTAAGTCTTAGCGCACAAAAAAATCTCTGCATTTCTGCAGAGATTTCCTTAATTGGTGAGCTCGGGCGGGTTCGAACCGCCGACCCTTTGATTAAAAGTCAAATGCTCTACCGACTGAGCTACGAGCCCGTTAACGGAGATGAACTCACATAACGAGGTGATATATAGAGGATAAAAAACACTTAGTCAACATAAAAAATGAAAATTTTGCAAAAAAAATAAAATGTAGTATATTTGTTAATAATTATATGTTATCGTTTTTTCAAATTTAGATGTTTTTAATACAATTGAGGCAGGTAAATTATGGTTAACGCTAATAATTCCGAACAAGAAGGAAAATACGATATTCTGCAGAATGCAGCCGGCGAAATCCTGATTATTATTAAATATCATCAGGGCGGTCCGGAAAATCCGCGCTTTGTTTATGACGGAGGTTCAAGCGCCCTGCTCTATCGCAGTCGTGAAAGCGCTATTATGCTGGATAATATTAACGAAAAGGCCCGCATGCCGCTAAAATCAGTCAGCGAGCTGCTTATTGTTGAGATTGAAGATGATGATGTTGCCCGCGAGTATAAAGTTCCGGTCAGACATATTCAAAATCTGGATAAGTTTATTTAAGATATTTCCAGAAAAAATCCCTTACTTGAAAAAGTAAGGGATTTTTTTAATCTTTTTGCTTTTTACGCATTAAAAACAATGAATTTCTACCTATTTTGAGATTTTCATTTTCAGGAATATAATGAACCAGTTCGAAACCTTCATCTTCAAAAATGTGCCATAATTCTTCTTCCGTATATTTATTTACAACATATTCAGGCTTTTGACGATCGCCATAAAAGATATATGAGCAAACAACATTATCCGTGACAGATGAAATCTTTTTTATGAAATCAGGTAAATTATAAATATATTCAAATATTCCCAAACAGAAGACTGCGTCTACCTTTTCATAGAGAAATTCTCCATTATTAAAATCTTTTATTATTGTTGTTTTAATGTGGTTATGCTGATCAACTGGAATATAGTGGACATCATCTGCTAAATATTTTTTCAATGTTTGTTTGCCACATCCTAAATCCATCACACTCTTAAACTTTTCAATATCAAACATCTTTAATATGGTTCTGATTCTGTTTTCCATAATATCTGAATATTCCATATCCTTAGTCCAAGTGTTATGGACTAATTTATCTGGAGAACGTTCATATATTTTTTCCATATATTTATAGCTTGTTTTATCAAACTTACCATATAATATTTTTTTCTGAGCATGGATAAACATTTGATTTTTCAATTCTTCCAAATCGATAACATCCGGCTCCCAATTTATTTGATTATAATTTTCTTTCAAATAAAGCGGTGTTAATTTTTTTATTGCCGAAAAACGGTCATCATATTCGTCTCTTGCCAAGATAACAGGAATCCCCATTCCTAAGCAAGGAGAAGCACAATGCAACAACGGAGTAACAACTAACTTTGCTTCATTCCGGTAACGTTCCAACAACTTCAGAGCCTTTTCCTCTTTTTCTTCCATCTCTTTTTCGGTAAGAGGATAATCATAAGCCTCATCTCTTTGTATGATAAATTCTGCATTTTTTAAGAGATACGATGGAATATATTTTTTTAATTCGTCAGAAACTCCGACAAAGAAAACTTTCTTTTGTTTTTCGCTTTTCTGTCGCCGAGGCCACATTATTGAATAACATCCGGTAACATAACTGGCTATACCGTACTCTCTAAGGAGCTGAGCCGAGGAACAATCACGACAGCCGATAGGTTCATAACTTTTCAGCTTGTCTTTATTTTGAATAATTAATGTTCTATCTGGCGTATTAAACCCAAGAAATATATAATGAATATTATTTGAAAAGACAAAATTTCCATTATAAAAGACTGCATTGGTTAATAAATTCACTTTTGTCCCCTTATAATTGGGAATAGTGTCCCTATCAATGGATGTAATCTTTTTAAGCTTTAATTTCTCATATAAATTTTTTATTGAAAGAGCCTGTATATTATCCCCTAAATTTACAGTATATACTTTCTTCTTTTTTAATTCTTCATCAAACCAGACAAATGTGTTATAACTATATTTAAGATAAGCAAAAGGATAATATAAATTTATTCTGCTCCGATTAAAATTTATTTTAATCCCCAAAATGCGCAAATGCAATTTTGAGTTTTCTGTTTTAATTTTAATTATTCCGTTTTTTATTTTTCGCATAATACGCTGAAAGCGTTTTGAAAAACTTTTCTTTTTTATTTTCTTTATTTTATTCTGTAACAAAATATTTTGCTGATTTAGATAATATACTTGATTTTTTAATTCGTTCATTTGGCTATAAATATTATTGATTTCTTCTGAAATTGACTCATTTTTGATCACATTATCTCTCCTATTTTTCAGATACATATTATCAACGACTATTGGCATAAGGGGCCAATTTCCAAAACATTCATCAGGAATCAGGCTTGAAATATTCTCGGGGACATTATTAATAAAATTTATTATTCTCTGTTTATTCTCCTCATGACTGCTTAATCCTTCATAAAATTCAAAACAGGGAGCTATATTTTCTATTTTATCTAACATACGTAACAGATATGCTTTATCTTTAAGAACAGAATCCAATACCCAATATTTATTTATGAAGTGGTATAAAATTGCATTTTTATCTAATAATTTCGGATTATCTAAAAATTGTTCCAAACCATTCAATCCGTCATAGTCAGAAAAGACAGAGAAATAATTACGTCCTAATGATATCAAAGGTTTCTGCCACCATAATGCTAGGAAAGACACCGTTGAAGACACATTCAGAATCGCATCACAATATTTCACTAAATTTTCAGAACATCTAAAATATTCCTGTTCTAAAGGCAAATATAAAAAATTTTTATATTTTTCAGAAAAATACTCAAACCATTGCTTATTCATATGAGGGAAGTAGGGATGCTCAGTTACAATAACACCGATATTTGGAGAAATATTATCTAATACATACTTTAAATAATGGAATTGGCTTTTAAAATTACAAGTCAGATCAAAACTATATATATTTGAAACTTGTAAAGGAAGTAATACATTATATTTAAATTGTCTAAAATATTTTTCATTATCCTCAAAAACTTTTTCCTGACGGAAATGTAAAAAATATGACTTTCTTATTTCTTCAATAAAATTGTTTTGCTCTTGATTTGCTCGCAACGCTCTTATTTGCATACAATACTTAAGCAAATAAGAGCATGGAATATCTCCAAAAATATCAAAATACCAGCTTTTGGGAAATGGTGTCTGAAAAAGTCCGCCAGCTTCGCAACCGATAAATTTAGCCCGAGGATATAATTCTTTTAAAAATGAAATAGGATTCATAAAAAATAGTACATATTCCGGTGTATAAGAACTACCTAAAACTTGAGAAACTAAATTTTTCAAAAAAATTTTTTTTGTTTCAGTTATTGTTTTTAGATAGAGTGAATAAATCCAATTATATGCTTCGGCCTCAATACCTAAATCTTCATCTTTTATAAAAACAATTCTGACATTTTTATATGCTAAAGATGTATTTTTTTGTAAAAACTTATATTGCGTTTCTCCCATAACGACGGTTACATTATATTTTTCAATAATCTGGGGAAGCAATTCTAAGGTCAATATAACCCAATGATTATTTAAATTCGGACGATCTTGTTCTATAAATGGAGGAATATATATAAGAAAATTCTTCATTATTGTTTTCCTGAAATAGTCAAAAATATTTTTTTCAGTTATATGGATATGACAAATCGCCATGCCTTAAGATATAGAATAAAAAATATCAGAGTCTTATTTTAAGAGTTTCTAAATGCAATATTTTTTTGACGAGGGAGTTGTCCAAGAGGGTTTCTTTAGCCCGTTTGGCGGTAAAGATTTTATTGTCTGCGTCCATACTTATCGGGCGAATTTTGCTCTCATCCAACCCATGTTTACGCACTATCCGCAAGCCGAGTTCATATTTTGACAGCGCCTCATCTCCTGCTATGTTTACTATCGGATATTCCTGAGCCTTCGGCGTCTCCGAAAGCTTTATCAACATTTCAGATGCCGTATCAAA